TAGGCATTGATAACGGTATCGGAGGTGTAGAAGGTAATGTTCCAGATGGAGTTACTTATCATCAGGGAGATATCCTAAATACAGAATTATTAAAAGAGTATATGTACGGTTGCGACGTAGTTTTTCATGCAGCTGCCTTGCCCTATGAAGGGTTAAGTGTTTTCTCCCCTACAGTAACAGCAACTAGTATCGTATCTGGTACGTTATCTACTGCAATTGCGGCACTTCATAATAAAGTACATTTATTTATTAATTGTAGCTCTATGGCTAGATATGGGGATCAAGTCCCGCCATTTACTGAGGATATGCCTACTAAACCTGTAGATCCTTATGGTCTAGCTAAAGTCCAAGCAGAAGAACATCTAGCTATGCTTTCTGATATACACGGGTTAAACTATGTTACCTTAGTACCTCATAACGTAATTGGAGTAGGTCAGAGATATTTTGATCCGTTTAGAAACGTCGCAGGTATTATGATTAATAGAACTTTACAAGGTAAACGAATAATCGTATATGGTGATGGTACACAGAAGCGTTCTTTTTCAGACGTTACTGATTGTATCCGAGCAGTAGAGCAAATTATACTATCAGATAGAGACTTATGTGGCGAAGTATTTAATATTGGCCCAGAAGACAACGAGCTATCAATTCTCGATCTAGCTAAGCTAGTAAGCTACAAATGCAAGAAAGACTTAAATTTAGAGTTCTTTAAGGGAAGACCTAGAGAAGTTAAAAATGCCTATTGTTCTAGTGAGAAAATAACTAACCAGTTTAACTATAGCGCTGATACACCTATCACTGATACTATTGAAAATATGGTACAATGGATTAAACCTCAAGTAAGGGCTTTTGAGTACCATTTACCTCTAGAATTAATTACAGAGGAAACTCCACGGACATGGGTAGAGCAAAAGATATGACAGTACAAATAATAACCCCTTATGTAGATGATGCCGAAATACAGCAACATATGGATTTATATTGGGATCTAGACGTTTATTATGAAAAAGATGAGGCAGGTATTGGCTCAGATCTAATGTTTCAAAAGATGTGGAATCGTTTTCCTGATAAGGATATTTTCATTCTACATGCAGATATGTACCCCTATCAAGACAACTGGTTAGAAGATGTGAAAAAACATGTAGAAAAATACCCAGAAGCTGGTATGTTTGGTTGTTTACTTCTATATCCTGCAAAGAATAAGGAAGAAAAACACTATATTCAGTGCGCTGGTGGTAAATTTACAGATAATAAGCCTGATCATTATGGTAGTGGTATTATAATTGAAACTGGACAAACATTTAAAAAAGATTTAGAGGTTGATGAGGGTCAATATAACAACGTCAGAGAAGTAGCATGGACTACCTTTGGCGGATGCTATATTAGACGATCTTTTATTGATATTGTGGGTAACTTTAGCGCTGACTATGAGTGGACTTATAATAGGGATGTAGATTACTGCTTAAAAGGCAGAGAGCAAGGACAGAAAATTTATCAAGTTCCTGTCAGACTTTTTCACCACGAATCTAAAGATAATAAGCGTATAAAAGCAAATAACCCTACTAAAGCTGCAATGGAAATGCGGAATCTACAAAGATTGCAGGCCAAATGGGCAAACACAAACTTTTATAAAAATCTGGACAAACAGATAAAATCTTAGTATAATAATATATAGAAATGAAAGAAGAACACATGAAAATTGATGACAAATTTGTAAAAGCTTGCTTAGAGCTTTCAGATAACGAACACTCTAAAGTAGGGGAGCACGAAAAAAGATTATTTGGTATGAGCTCTCTGCGCCAGCGGTGCTTACTTAATAACCTATGCTCCTTGCCTGACTCAAAATATTTAGAGATCGGCGCGTATAAGGGAGCTAGCTTAATTGCAGCTGTTTATAGGAATAAACTAAAGAATGCATATGCTGTTGAGAATTATTCATATGATGAGCGAGAACCGCAAAAGAGAGCACCAAAAGGCTTTATCTGGGACAATATGAAAAGTCAGTTAGCAGATAATATTAGTAGATATGCTAACTCGGACTCAGGTATTAATACAAAAAGTATTGAGGTAATCGAAGAGGATTGGTTAAAAGTTGACTGGTCTAAATATGCAGATATAGATGTGTGTTTCTTTGACATTACCCCTCTTAGTACAAACAGCTATAATCAGTTTTTTGAGTTAGTATACCCAGCACTAAGCAAACAATCAGTAGTAGTATTTTCTAGCTACTCTGACGAGCAGCATTCGCAAGATTTAGATGAGGCTATACTAAAGAATAAAGATAAATTCTATACAACCTCTAGTAACCAGCGTATTTCTGGAAGTCTTAGTGACTCTACACAATACCATTCAGGCATACTAATTTTAACTTTACAGAAAAAGGTAACTAATGAAAAGTAAAACAGCAATTAGCTTAATAAGCTACGATGCTAAGTACTTAGCTTCTAGTATTGCATGTTATTATAACTACGTAGACGAGATAGTTTTAGGTTTAGATAGCTCTAGAATTAGTTGGAGTAATAAACCGTTCTCGTTCGATGAAGATGCTTTGTGGAAAGAGCTACAAGTAATAGACGGTGATAATAAGATTAGTATAGTTGAAGGCAACTTTCATCAATCTGAAATAGCTATAGAGAACGATAACTACGAGAGAAATTTTCTTAAGGACCATGCAACTAACGACTGGATCATAAGTATTGATGCAGATGAGCAATTACTTAATGCTAAAGAGTTTTTTGTAGATTTTTGCCCCTTAGCTGAAAAATACTACACTAAGGCCGACTTATGTATGACTTGGGCTACGCCATATAAAGAAATAGGAGACACTACTCTTGTTATCGCAAATGACAATACAGGAGTGTTCTTAGGCGAAAACCAAGGAGTTATGACATCTAAAGATAGCGTCTATACATATGCTAGATGGACCAATAAAAGTGCAGCAGGAGCTAACCGACTTCGGTCTCCTTTAGTAGCCCTTCATTGGAGCCTATGTAGAAACAAGGATGACTTATATGAAAAAATTAATAATATAGGACATTCAGATCTTGTTGAGCAAGACCCTTTCTATCAGATATGGTCAGATACTACTTTAGATAATTACCAGAATATGAGGAACTTTAAGTCCTCTGGCCTAGGTGAAGCACAATGGCCTCAACTAGTTGCTGTACCCTCTGTTGATGTAGAAGCCTATGTTAGAGAAACTATGAAAGGTTTTTATTAATGAGAATTAACTTTATTGGTAAGTTTTACGATAACCACTCTCTAAGCATTGTTAATAGAAATTTAGTGCTAGAGCTAGCAAAGATAGCATCGGTTACTATTGTAGCTTTAGACAGTTTTAATCCAGATGCTAAGATACCTAAAGATACAGTAGCTATACTTAAAGAGTTAGAAAAAGTAGAGTATGAAGCAATTCCTGACGTTGAAATTAGGCATAGCTACCCTCCTATTTGGAAATGGCCGCAACATAAAGAAACTAAAGTTATATACATCCAACCTTGGGAATACCCTAAAGTACCTTTTGAATGGCAGTATAAATTTGAAACTTTTGCAGACGGCTTAATTGTACCAAGTAATTATATTAAAACCATTTTTGAAAATGGAGGGTTAAATCCCTATAAAATAGAAGTAGCTCCAAACGGAATCAATACTAACATATTCAACAATAAAAAAGGCGGTGACGTTTCAAAATTTGGTATTGATAAAGATAAATTCAACTTTGTGTATGTTGGTAACTCACAATGGAGAAAAGGTTTGGAGATACTATTAAATCAGTGGCCTAGATGTTTTAAAAAAGCAGACAATGCTAGGTTAATTATCAAAGATAGCCCAAGCATCTACGGTAAAACTAATCTGCTAAGTGAACTATTAAAAATACAACATATTACAGGTTGTGCAGAAATTATATATATTGATGATAATCTATCAGATATAGAAATGGCTGATATATATAAAGCTTCTAAAGTTGTAGTACATCCTTATAGAGCAGAAGGGTTTGGTATGCATATACAAGAAGCAATGGCTTGTGGGAATGTACCTATCGTGTCTGCAAATGGCCCTACAGAAGACTTTATTCCTAAGGATGTAGGTTTGAGAATTAACGTAACCCCACAAGCGGTAGACATTACAGATAGAGATATCTTTGCTACTAAAGCAGGGGATGCAATGTCTTTAATGAGCTCACATACCTTTATAAATGAGCCTGATGCGGGTCAGTTTGGTAATTTAATGGCTGCTTTATACCATGACCATAACTTTAAAAATAGTAGTGATAGGGTTAAGAGTATGGTATTTGGTAATACTTGGGAGACTATAGCTACACAAATTCTTAGTTTTACTCAAAATATTAATAGTAGTGATAAAGTAGCGAGGAACGTATAATGTTTACACCATCATCTTATATATCAGAAACAGAGGTCCGAGAGTGGGCTAAGATCAATGAATGACGATATTGATTTTGGTTGCGCTTTCCATAAGAAAAATGGAAATGCAGTAAAAGTAACAGTCAACACCTTTAGGGGTGTTGACTATTTGCATATTAGAGAGTATATGTTAGACGGAGATACAGGAAAATGGGTTCCGACAAAGTCGGGTTTCTCAATGCCCCCTGATGAAGTCTCCTCTTTATTACCTCTGTTAGAAGATGTAGCTGAATACGCTGCTTTAAAGTATCAGTGGGATAATCAATTAGAATTGGATTTGGAAGAATAATGAGTCAGAAGACATGGACAGAAGAGCAAGAACAAGATCTCATACGTATGTATAGAGCAGATGACGAAAAAGATGTTCACGCATTAGCTAAACATTTTGGTAAAGGGTATAGGAGTGTTATTAGTAAATTAGTACAATTACGAGTATACATTAAACCAGAAATAAATAAAGACGATAAGGGTATGACTGTTAAAGTTATGCTTAGAGAGCTAGAAACAACTCTAAAGATTGAGATAGAAGGTACTAATCTCAATAAAAAAGAAAATTTAACCAAAGTAGTATTAGCATTAAGGGAAACGTTAAAAAATGGAAGATAAGCCAGCTTCAAAAACAGGCGCTCGACGAGACGCTCTAAATATGCCTTATATGAAACAACTACCTCTAGAAGCGTTAGCTGCCGCAGCAGCATCTTTTGAGTATGGAGCACAGAAATACTCAGATAGAAACTGGGAAAAAGGATTACCTTGGCAGCAACAAATTGATTCATTAAAAAGACATATTGATGATTTTGAAAGACGGGAAGATATAGATGACGGAGCTGATGGTTCTGATCTTCCTCAAGTATGTATGATTATGGCTTCTGCAATGATGCTTGCTACATCTTATATGCGTAATATTGGTGAAGATGATAGGTTGCCCGCCCCAGCTGGTGAATCTTTTTCTTCTAAGGATTGCTCTCGATGGATGAAAAAACATTTAGACGAGTGTAGGCTTAACAAGTAATATTTTACTTTCCTAATGGTTAATTCTATAGTATTATTAAAGATAGAAAAGGATTATACATATGAGTACTCAAGTAGACAAGCTATTTAAGCGTCTTAATGAAACGGGAGGTAAAATTAGTGTTACTCTAGCTCCTGGAGCAAAACCAACAGCAGAACAAGTAGCCGAACAGCTAAATAAATTTTTTGACGAAATGGAAAAAGGAACTCTTGAGGTAGTATATGATGACTGAGCAGCTTAAAGAAGATGTAATAGTTGTGTGGGATAGTGAAGGAAAATATTTTCAGACTTGGACTAGTTCCTACACAGGCGATGGTATAGCACACGGTAAGCAGATAGCCGAAACAATAGGTGGAAGCTATCAAGTTGTTTTTGTTCCTAACTTAGCGTCACAAATTAAAGAAGTTCATGATACTATTAGTAATTTACCTATTGGTATGCAGAAACAGCTTGTCGAATATTTTAGTTAAAAGGAATACAATAATGTTGACTTTAATTGTCGCTATGCTCTACGCTAAACTTGGGTATAATTCACATGCTGATGTGGGTGGGTGGCTATTTTTTGCTATAGCAGGGGATGTATTAATTATGCAATCAGTGTTTGAGTTCTTATCGTAATATGTTTAATTCCTCAAAGCAATCTATGTATACTATTGTAAAAGAGTTTGGGCCTATAGATCTACCTACCTTACTTAAAGTAATAGAGTGTAAATACGGAGCAGAAAAATCCGTATCAGCATATCTTGACTTAGTTGTAGAAAAAGAACTTGATGTAAACCTTGATGGAAGAGTTGTCCTATATAATGACGTATAACGAATTAAAAGATTTAGTTAAACAGCATAGTCATTCGTACTATGATCTCTCAGCCCCAGTAATTACTGATGCAGAGTTTGACGGTCTGTACGAAGATTTAGAAGCTGTAGAAAAAGCTCAAGGATGGTCTACTAACGATTCTCCTACTAGTAAAGTAGGTGGAAAAGCAGGTAAAGTTACTCACGCTTTTCAGCTTTATTCTCTGAAAAAAGTGTATGATGTTGAAGAAGTAGACAAACGCTTTACCGTAGAGACTCCAAAAATTGACGGTTCTTGCTTAACAATTACCTATGTTAGAGGTAAGATGCGTGTTGCTCTTACTCGTGGGAATGGTGAGATGGGTGATAATGTAACTCATCTAGCAGTTAATATTAAGAACATTCCAATTAAGTTTACCACTGATCTTGATGAGCTTGTAGTTACAGGCGAATGCGTAACTGATAACAACGTAGAAAATTTTAGAAACTATGTTGCAGGAGCTATGGGTTTAAAGTCAGCAGAAGAATTTAAAAGCCGTAATATTAAGTTTATTGTACATGACGTGCTAAATCTTGCTATTGATTATACAAAGCGTATGAAAATTGCAGAAGCTTACGGCTTTACTACCGTACTAAGTAAAGAAGCTACAGAGTATCCAAAAGACGGCTTAGTATACCGCATGGACAGCTACAAGGAAAGCCATAGACTAGGATATACTTCTAAACATCCTAGATTTGCTATTGCTCTTAAGCCTAGAGGTGCTAACACTACTATCACAACTCTGCAAGATGTTTTATGGGTTGTAGGACGTACAGGTACTGTTAACCCTACTGCTGTTATTGATCCTGTCGTTCTGGAAGATGCGACTATTTCTAGGGTTACTCTACATAATATGGACTTTATCGAAAGTCATAATCTCGGTCTAGGCGATACTATTGTTATTGAACGTGCTGGCGGCGTAATTCCTAAGTTCATTAGGGTTGAAGAGCACGCTTTGCATAACTTAAAGATTACAGCTAAAGATGCTGAGAAAGCAATTGGCCAAGCTGTTGTAAGAAACGGCCCAAAGCTATTTGTAGCAGATAAGGCAAATGTTAACTATACTAAGATTGTAGAAAACTTCATTAAACTTATGGAAATCAAAGGTCTTGGCCCTGCTAATGTAAAAAAGATGGGTATCACTAATATTAGTGATCTATACAAAGATCAAGACTGGGACTCATTAGGTGCTGTTGGAGCAAAAATTAAAGAAGAGATTGAAAGATCAAAACTTAGACCTTACCAAACAGTGCTTAGTGCCCTTGGTATTCCTTCAGTAGGAAGAAACACTTCAAAACTGATCGTTCCTATTATTCCAAAATTTAGCAGACTTAGCGAAGTTGAATATACAGATATTCATGGAGTAGGCCCTGCTACTATCGAAGCCATCCTATTCTGGTTAGAAGACAATAAAGAATGGGTAGAAGAGTTACCTCTAAACTTGGAGCAGAAGATCGAGGTTGCAACTTTGATTAAGCCTTCTGGTAAAGGTAAAGTCTGTATTACGGGAAAACTCGATATGACCCGTAATCAACTAGCAGACATTTTAGAAGGTCATGGTTACAAAGTTACGACAACGGTAACTAATGACTGCTACGCTTTAATAAATGGCGGTGATAACTCATCATCTAAATGTGTTAAAGCTAGCAAACTAGGTATTAACGTTGTAGATTACTGGGCAAGCAAAAAGTTGGTAATAGATGGAAACTTTTAAAGATTTAAATGCAAGCAAACTGGCAAAATACTAGAGTTTGCATTTGCCTATTGATCGTTTTTATTATAATATCTATATAGACAAGAGAGAAGAACTTTCTTGTATTTCTTAACAAACAACCTAAGGACAATAATAAATGTCAAAATTTGAATATACCGACGAGATGGTCGCACGCATGAGTGAAGTAGCCGAAACTGGTCTAGATGAAGCTAAGATTGAAGCTCTAGTAGCAGAATTTGAGTTTCCACGGCGCTCCGTAACAGCTAAGCTACGTAAGCTTAACTTTGATGTTCCTAAAAAGCCAGGTGCTGCTCCAGTATTCTCAGCTACAGAAACAGATGCGCTTTCTGGTTATCTGTCTGCTAATGAAGGAAACTTCACAGCAGAAGAAATTGCAGAGCATTTTGCCGCAGACTGGGGCCGTGAAGTAACTGCTCGTCAGATCAACGGAAAAGCACTTTCCATGGAAATGACTGGTAGCATCAAAGCTGCTGAGAAAAAAGTAACTCCACGTACTTACACTGAGGCAGAAGAAGCAACTATCGCTAATATGGTAGAAGCTGGTAAGTTCCTAGAAGAAATCGCAGAATCAGTTGGCAAACCAGTTAACTCTGTTCGTGGTAAGCTTCTTTCCATGCAACTTAAAGCGCCGCAGCGTGACAAAAAAGCCGCTAAGTCGGATGCTTACGAAGGCATTGAAGAAATGCTGGAAAATACTGTTGAAGAGCTGGCAGCACACTTCGATAAAACCCCTCGTGGCGTAAAAACTGTTCTTACCCGTCGTGGCCTTGCTTGCAAAGACCACACACCTAAGGCAGCAGCAGCTTAATCAATAGCTCGCTAAGTAACTAAATACAAGGGTAACGTGTTTTTCACGTTACCCTTTTTTTATTAGGAAAAACACATGAGCAAAGGCTTTACTTTAGCAGAACTACCAGATGATTCGTTAGATGCAATCCTAGCGCTTCCACTAACTAAGAGATCTTTATATTTTGAGGAAATGATGGTGGTATATTACCCAGAGCTAGACTCAGAAGAAGATGAATATCTAGACATATTAGAGTTGTATATTAGTAGTTTTTACTTAGAGAAAATTTATAGAAGTAATAGGTTTCTTAATGAAAAATATGTTGTAGTCTATACTAAAACAGGACTTATTAGAAACTTGACAGCGGATATCTACCATAATACCAAAGACCTCCAAGTGCATTAATATTTCATTTGCCAACTGCCTAAAAAGTTGATATTATTAAGTATAATAAAGGTTTAAACATGGCAAAAGCATCACAAGTGACTATACCCGAAGCAAAAATTCGTCAAGTAATATGGATGTTAAAAACAAGCAAAACTAAGAAAGCTTGTTGCGAACATTTAGGCATTGCATATAATACAAAACGATTAGATAAAATTATTACAGACTTTCACGATGGTATCGAGCGTGAAAAGCAGCTTAAAGATAAAGCAAAAAACCGTATCTTCACAGATAAGGAAAAAATGCTTATTGCTAGAGAGTACTTAAATGGGGAAGCTCAAAGCAATATCGCAAAACGATACTTTATATCTCCTCAACGAATAAAGAAAATCTTAATCGACACTAATACCCCTATCAGAGCTAGGGGTAAGAATAAAGTTGCGACTGTAGATCACATTGTTCAAGACTTAGAGACTAAGTTTGCAGAAGGTGATAAAGTATTTATCGCCAAAAATAACTGTTTTGCAATCGTTGATAAAGTATTTGATGAAGTCTATTTAGATAATTTAGAAGATGGCAGACAAAGATATATAGAGATATACCCCTTCAAACCTAATAAAGATGGCGTAACTTCTGGAGGCTTTATTGAACCTCAAGAAGGTATCCACTATGAGATATACTGGACTTATGAAGACGGCTCAAGTACAAAACTTAAGGCTATGCAGCACATGCGAGACAAAGTTATGAGAGTCATAGAAGAGACTGGTAGAGAATCATATAGAGTTTGGCGAGATGACGATCAAAAGTGTTTTCTATATGTTAATAGAGATGATTTGTTCCCAGTAAAGGCGGCTTAATGGCAATTGACTTACAAAAACTAGCTCTGCGTCGAGTATTAGAGACGCAGGATAACGACTTATATTCCAAATACATAGATGATTATTTTTCTGGCATTAATGCTGCACTATATCAAAAGATTAAGTCTTTCTATAAAGCTAATACTAAACTTCCTACTATGTCTGAAATCATAATTATTAGGAAAGATCCAGGATTACAAGAATACTTAGAAAACCAGATATGTGCAGAAGATAATGTATGTGAAGAGCTAACTAATAATTTTTTAGTAGAGCAGCTACAAGATTATTATGTTAGAAATGAGACTATTGGCTTTATGGATAAGCTGATTGATAACTTAGAAGACCTAAGTAAAGAAGAAGTTTTAGCTAACTTTGAGACTCATATGACTAATATGAATCAAGCTATACCTTATGATGATGAGTTATTTGATGTAGCTGAGTTAGAGTTCTTCCCAGACGATGACTCCTTTAAAATCTACTCCTCAGGTCTTTCTGCTGAGCACGATGCAGTTAATGGTGGCTTTGCTACACAAGAACTTATCCTCCTTGGTGGGCGTAGAGGATCAGGTAAATCTATTATTAGTCTTAACTTAGCATTAAGACGATTCTTAGATGGAGATACTGTACCCTTCTTTAGTATTGAAATGCGCTACAAAGAAGTATATTCTAGACTTATCTCTATGATTTCTGATGTTCCTTTTCTAGATATTTTTAAGAATAATGTATCTCCAGATCAAAAGCTTAAGATCGCTAAAGCACGTTTTGATACCTTCTATAAACCTTCCGACACAGTAGCAAATCTATTAGCAGACTTAGACGAAAAAAGAAATTTCGCTGAGTTTGAAAAGCGTGTAAAGATCGAAAAGCCAGAGTTTTTAGATAATAGACTATTCTTAGTCGATGATCCAAGTTTATCTATTAACAGAATCGATCACTATTGTAATATGTTTAAAAACAAGTATCCTCAGTTTAGTATGGCAGCAGTAGACTACCTAAACATCATTAAACATGAAGATCAAAAAAACTGGCAAACACAGATTGTATTAGCTGATATGTTAAAAAACCTTGCAAGAAAGCATGACATTACTATGTTATCTCCTTATCAGATTGACGCAAGCGGAGAAGCACGTTTTGCTAAAGGTATTCTTGACGCTGCGGATAGAAGCTTTAACTTCTTCCCGCCCCCTGAGACAGAAGAAAGAACTCTTGAGAACAAGATTACAGTACATACTACTAAAGTACGTAATGGTAGACACATGAGTTTTGATGTAATGATGGATTGGGAGCATGTAAGAATTGACCCAAACACAAGTAACATGATTAATGAGAAACCTCATAATGCTGCTAAGTTTGGTGCTGATGACCCTAAAAAGGGTAACAAATATGAAAACTCTAGGGACATTTAATGGAATTAGAAGAGCTACTAGATAAGCGCGGTGTAGAGTACAGAAAAACTAATAATCCTAATGAGATTTTAGTAAGCTGCACCAGTGGAGAGCATCAAGATAAAAGTCCAAGCCTATCCATTAATTTGGAAAAGGGCTTGTTCAACTGTTGGAGCTGCGGTTTTAGGGGAGGAATGACTAAGTTCCTACAATCTATTGGCGAAGCGCCTAGCGTAAATATCGAAAGCAAACAGCCTTACAAACTTATGAAGCTAAAAGCTAAACTAAGAGATAAGCTTGAGATTTCTTATGTTAAACTACCAGAAGATCGTAGAGTTTACAAAGATACTTTCAGAGGTATTACAGGAGAGACTTTACAGCAATTTGGCGCGTTTACCACTGATTCTATGAATTTAGAAGATTACATATGTATACCAGTATACCAGTACGGCAAGTTGAAGTTTATTGAAGGAAGGTTAAATAAAGATTTAGATAACCAGCCTAAGTATTTTAGACGACCAGATAAAGCATCTGTTAAAGACGTACTATTTCCTTTGGATAAGATCAAGAATATTAACTATGTAATACTTGTTGAAGGTATCTACGATGCCATTAATATGTGGCAGTTAGGGTATCATAATACGTTATGTACCTTCGGAAGTACTAACTTTAATAAGACTAAGCTAGATATGTTAGATAATCGCGGTGTTACAAGGGTAGATATACTTATGGATTCTGATGCATCTGGTAAGAGAGCAGCAGAAAAAATAGCAAAGTTGTTGGATACACGTAACATTTATGCTAGAATTGTACCACTACCTCCCGGAATTGACCCAGGAGAGTTAACCCCCGAATTAGCTGGTAAGCTATTAAAATTATAAGGAAACTACATGGCAGAAGTATGTTTTGTATTTGCTAGCGCATTAGAATCTAGACCACAGAGAATAATTGACAAATATCTTAAGGATGTACCTTATGATGTTAAATACTTGTGTTCTGGAGAAAAAGAGAAAATCCTAAAGAAAGATGTAGATCTTGACTTAGATGAGCTAGTAGGTTATAGAATTGTTGCACCTATAGGTGGAGAAGCATTAAAGTACGCAACGGGTATTACGGGTATTCAAAAGTATAATGGTATTTATGTTGAGAAGAAGTACCTTCCAATTATGCACCCTAATATTGTACTTATTAAACCACAATTAGAAGACGATATTAAAAGAGCGTTTAATCAGATTCCCCGTATTCTAAGCGGCGAAGAGATGAATAAATCTCATGAAAAAGATTACTGCTTTATTGAGACACAAGTAGACTTCGAGAAATACCGTGTAGAAGTTGAAATGGCTTCAGTTATTGTTGCTGATATTGAGACAACAAGTGTGTCTCCCTATACAGGTACCATTCTAGGTATTGCTGTATCAACCAAGCCTCACCAAGGTATTTATTATAGTATTGATGTAGTTCTAGCCAATAAAGAGTGGTTTCATAGAATGTTCAAGACTAAGAAAGTAGTATTTCACAACGCTAAATTCGATATTTCATATATGATGTATGAGTTAGATTTCGAGTTCCCAGACTTTGAAGATACTATGTTACTGCACTACTGCTTAGAGGAGTCTGTAGGTACTCACGGTCTTAAGCCTCTAGCTATGCGTTTTACTGATCTAGGTGACTATGAAAAAGACCTAGGTGACTATAAGAAAACATGGGCCAGAACTAATAAAGTCAAGCTTGCTGACTTTAATTACGGAATGCTGCCTAGCGATATCCTAGCACCTTATGCTTGCTTAACTCATGATAGTAAAGTTATTATGGCTGACGGTAGTAAAAAAACTTTAGGGCAACTAGTTAGAAGTAAATCTACAGAGCTAGTACGTAGCTATAATCATAAACTAGATAAATGGGAGAATAAACCTATTAATGGGTGGTATTCAATAAGAGATAAAAATGTTGAATGGTTTAAAGTAGCTACCACAACTACCTCTAAAAATAGCAGATGGGGTACGTATAATGGACCTGTGTTTACTAATGATCATAGAGTATCTACTAATAACGGATACAAACAAATACAAAATTTAGATAAAAAAAGCGATAGAATCCAAGTTAATGATTATACGTTTACTTACGATCAAAAACAAATTTTATTAGGCTCTTTATTAGGGGATGGAACTTTATCAAGTAGAAACTCTGTAGGTGCCGGTTTTGTATTCTCACAAGCAGATAAAAGATCTTTGTATTTTAGTCTGAAAGAAAAAGCTTTCGCAAATTATATAAATAATGTCGTATACGATGCAGATAAAGAGTTACATACTTTTTATACTAAATACACAGAACAGTTTACTGACTTAAACAAATCAATAACTTGGAGACCTACATCGACTGATAAAAAACCTTTTTTATCCGATAAATTCTTACATACTATTGATTGGTTAGCCTTAGCTGTGTGGTATTTTGATGATGGTAACAATGCCGATAATGCTTCATATAATATGGGCAAACGTATCAGAATATGGTCTACGACAGTGTCGGTAGAAGAACAGAACAATCTTATAAAGTATTTACAAGAACGTTTTTCTATTAAAGCTCATTATTTTGATGATGGAAACAACCAGTTCTTTGTAATTGAGAACTATGATCTATTTTTCAGAAATATAGCACAATACGCAACACCAGACTTGATGTATAAAATACCTAGTAAGTATCATAAGCTAGTAAACTCTTATAAGTATGATTATTTACAGGCTGAACCTTATTTTGCTGAAATAGTTGAGGTAGTTGAATGGTCAACTACTAGTAGAAAAGGTTATAAAACTAAATGGTGTATTGATGTAGAAAATAATCATAACTTTTTAACAGATGTAGGATTAGTACACAACTGTAAAGACGGCGATGCTACTTTTCAGCTATTCAGTAAGTTTATGCCTTTAGTAGAGCGTAGTCCTGAATTTAGTAAGCTATACAGCACACTACTAAAGCCTGGTTCCTATGCTCTTCGCGCTCTTGAGCGTAATGGAGGACCAATTAACCGTGAGCAAGTAGAATGGTTATCAGAGCAGTACCGTATTGATATCGAAGAGTGTCTTGCAGAAATTAGTCTTAATCCGCATGTTCAGCGTTTTGAGCGTATACATGGTAAGTCTTTTAATCCTAACTCTACAATGCAACTTAGAGAAGTATTCTTTACAATTATGGGCTTGAAGCCTTCAAAAAAGACTGAGACAGGTGCTTGGTCTGTTGATAAAGAAGTTCTTAAAGCTTTAGAGAACCCTTTGTCAGAGGCAGTATTAGACCTACGAGAAAAGTCAAAGATGTCTGGTACTTATATTAGTAACATCTTAAAAGGTTTAGACAATGATGGACGTCTTCGTAGTGGTTTTAACATTCACGGAACTACTTCTGGTCGTCTAAGCTCTAGTGGTAATCTTAACTATCAGAATATCCCAAGAGATAATAAAGATATTAAGAAACTATTTAAAGCTCGTCCAGGGTATAAGATTGTACAATGTGACCTTGGTACAGCGGAGGTATATTATGCTGCTGTACTAAGTGAAGATAAATTCCTACAACAAGCGTTTGTTGATAGGCTAGACTTCCACTCATACGTCGCAAAACAGATGTTTAATCTAGACTGCGAAGTACACGAAGTTAAAAAACTATACCCTAATCAGAGACAATGGGCAAAAGCTATTACCTTTGGTATTATGTATCAAGCTGGTCCTGCTAAGATTGCAGAAACAGTAAATAAAGATGCTAAACCTGGTGAAGGTATTACAGCAGCGCAGGCTAAGCAGTTTATTGCTAAGTACTTTAAAGAAGCTAATATGCTTAAAAAGTATATTGATAAGTCTAACTCACAAATCGAAAACTATGCTTATATCTATGCGTTCTTTGGTAGAAAGCGTAGACTCCCAGAAGCTAAAGCTCCTAATCCAGGTGTTGCAAAGCATGCTATTCGATCAGGAGTTAACTTCTTAGTTCAATCAGTAGCTTCTGATGTTAACATCTTTGGTTTAATTGATCTAGTAGATTGGATTGAGGAAAACAACCTAGAGAATGACATTCTACCTTTCACAGTAGTTCATGACTCAATTGTATCAGAAGTAAGAGAAGACTTAGTGCCTATGTACATCAAAAATACTAAGGCAATGATCCAAAAAGATAGAGGTTTATCTATTCCAGGGTGCCCTATCAACGTAGATTTTGAGATTGGTGATAGTTGGGGCGACCTAACAGACGAAAGCGATTACTTTGCGTAAATTCGTTGGTATAACGTATCCTATATTTGGTTTAAAAAAGAAACCTTTTAGTATACGTTATACTGTTAGTACTATATCTATAATCAAGTCTCCTGATAACAGTATCATAACTATTGACGATAAGAGGTTATCAGGAGACTATTATGCTAGGTTATTCCAACTCAGTGACGAGAGCAAGTTTGATTATACTTGTAGAAATTTAGCTGCTGTTATACAAGCTAAGATAAAATGGGGAATAGATGCTAAAGCTGTTATACACGATTTATCAGTTAGAGCTTATGCACCAGTAGAGATTAGAAAAGTAAAACGTATAGAAAATAGTCTTGTATGGTTAGATAAAATATCCTACCCTTTTGACATAAATACTAATGAAAACTATAGCTTAGATGATAAATTTTATGCTAAAATAGTTAAAGTAAACAATGAATGGTTTATTCGCGAATTTTCATATGATAACGATCTGACACAGCCATTCATGTTAGTATAGGAAATCATAAGATGATTCATGTAGATCATATACAGATTGCAGAAAAGATTATAATCGCTAAACATGCGGTTACAGACGCACCAGCTCTAGCAGCCGCATATACGTACTTTAATGGTGATGAATTCTTATCTACAATAGAAGAGGACGAAGATAACTTCTATGTACCTTCAAACTCGTACCATAAGTTAAAATGGAATACTATTGAGGATAATAGACAGTTTGAACACTTACCCTATCAGCTTGTTCATAATGCTACACTAAGACCAGAACAGCAAGATGTAATCGACGCTTTTATGAGTCGTGGAAGAGCAAGAAGTGGTCTAATTGTAGCCGGGTGCGGCTGGGGAAAAACTTTTACAGGATGTAACCTAATAGCTGCTAATAACACTAAGACATTAATTTTAGTACATACTCGATTACTTTTTAATCAATGGGTTGATGAATTAGAGAGTCAATTTCCGAATATGAAAGTAGGCAAGATTGGTTCAGGGCACGAAGATTTACAAGATATAACAGTAGCTATTTATAAAAGTGCTGTTAATAGAATGTCCATGATACAAGATTATTTTTCAACAGTAATTGTAGATGAAGCGCATTTATGCCCTGCTAATATGTTTTCTACTGTGCTTAATAATATGAATTGTAAGATTAAAATAGGTCTTACTGCTACTCCTAAAAGAAAAGACGGTAAACATGTATTCTTATCCGATTACTTTACTGAATATTTAGTAAAGGCTAAAGAAGGTAGAATAATGGCTACGCCATCTGTAAGACGGATACAAACAGATTTTAAGTTTACTGTTATTGACCCAAAAGCTGAATGGGCCAAAGCTATAAATAAGCTATGTGCTAACCAAGACTATATTAAGTTTATAGCTAAGTTAGCGAACGATGCTATAGCTGTAAATAGAGTACCCTTAATACTATCTGATAGAGTTCAGATGCTCAAAGATTTAGAAGAATTAATCCCTGATAGTATTTGTTTAATAGGTGAAACTCTAGACGCAGAACGAGAAGAAATTCTTAATAACGTAGGATCAAAATACAAAGCTGTACTAACAACAAAGATTTTTGATGAAGGTATCAGCTGTCACAGACTTGACACTCTAATCACTACATGTCCTTCCAATAATCCTATGAAAATGGAACAAAGAATTGGTAGGATTATTAGAGAGCATGAGAAAAAAGAGCTTCCCTTAGTTATTGAAGCTTTATTAAATGGGGCTATTGTTAATAGACAGCAACAAAAAAGGTTATTATGGTATGGTCAACAAGGGTATAACATACTTTAATTGGGATGAGCTCCGCGTTGCAGGGAGAAAGGATATTGCTGCAATAATTTGTTTGGCATATGGTATAACATTAAGATATAATGAATTATCAGCTAAAACATTAAGAACAACTTTAACTCTTAATAGAATTCCCCCCTTCTTATTTCACTCACAGTACTTCATTCAGCATAAACATATGTTACAGTGTACTTATAATACTAAGGAACCTCAATCTTATATAAGAAATCCTAATTTCTTATGGATGGGAGTACCTCTAAGAGATAAGATAGTGTATTTACGAGCACTATCACTAAGAAGAATATCGGAAGATGTTAACTATATACCTAGAAGGTATTACACAAAAGTTACCCATAATATATTTATGGATATACAAGAAGACAGAATCTATTTTCCATATGAGAAATAGATACATTGCAGAACTAATGTTCTAAAAACACTAAGGAGAGACACTATGGTAGCCTGGGCTGACGCAAAAGGTAAAAAGAATTCTGGTAATTCAGAACGAAGAGAAATTGAAAGACTAAAACTAGGGAATGAGACACGTATCCGATTAATCGGTACACTCCTTCCTCGATATTGTTACTGGATCGTAACTAAAGAAGGTCGTAAAATGCCTGTTGAATGTCTAGAGTTTGACAGAGAAACAGAAACTTTTAATAATAAAGCAGACAACCCTTTTAAAGAGATTGATGAAGATGTATATAGCGAGAAGCCAGGCTTTGCGTATGTATGTAATGTAATTGATAGAGCAGATGGTAAAGTTAAACTATTTGATCTACGTTCTACGATTTACAGTCAGATTGTTGATCTAGCTAGTAATCCAGAATATGGCTCTCCTGCGGATGATCTTACTGGTTATGACATTACTATTAAGCGTGAAAAAACAGGACCGCTGCCACAGAATGTTAAGTATTCTGTAATTCCCGGCCGCGCAATTAAGGCACTAACAGACGAAGAAAAGAGTCTTGAGTTGTTTGATATGGATAAGATCTTTAAGCGCCAAACATATGACGAACAAAAAACTTGGTTACTTGAGAATACCACTTTCTTTGCAGGTGATGTGTCTGATGAGTTTAAAGCAGAGGATGTAGACGACTTAGCATGAAAAAATCATTAGCAGATATGAAAACTAATTCTTCTTCTGCTAACACAAAAGTAAAAGCACCGGAGCAAAAACGCTTCGGTGCTTTTACTAGTGTAGAAGAAGGTAAAGCGACTATAGACATGGATATGCTTAGAAAGCATAATGTTTTCTTTGCTACACCTTGTTACGGAGGTATGCTAACAGATCAGTTCTTTCTAAGTATGTTACGAACTTCTCAAACAATGATGAATCAAGGAATTAACTTTAGAGTAACAACATTACGTAACGAAAGTTTAATCACTAGAGCTAGAAATATTATGGTTGCTATGTTTTTAAATAGTGACTGCACGCATTTAATGTTTATTGATGCAGATATTGAGTTCCAACCTGACGATATTATAAGAGCCTTAGCATATGATAAGCCTATTTTAGCGGGTGCTTACCCTAAAAAAGCTCTTCCAGTACAGTACGCAATTAACTTTAAATTTGCAGATAAAGAGAAACGACAGGTTAGATCAGAAAATGGTATTGTAGAAGTACTAGATGCTTCTACTGGTTTCTTCTTAATTAAACGAGAAGTTATTGAGAAAATGGTTCAACACTTTCCAGAGCTTCATTATAAGAATGATTCAAATATTGATGAAAACTTAAATAAGTATTGCTATGCGTTATTTGATACAATCCTTGACCCTGTTGATAACAGATACTTATCAGAGGATTATACTTTCTGTAGACGCTGGCAACAAATGGGTGGGGAAATCTGGTTAGACCCTAATACAAAACTAAATCACATAGGTTCTTACACCTTTGAAGGTGATGTTGGTAAGATTATAGGACAGAATTAATGACAGTAATTATCGCATATAAAGAACATGGTAAAGTATACATGGGAGGTGATGCAGGTGCAACTTCTGGGTCAAGCACTAGAGCTTCAAAACTAGAAAAGGTATTCACTATTGGAGATGAGTTTCTAATTGGATATACTTCTTCTTTTAGGATGGGACAAATTATTGAGCACTGTTTTAAGCCCCCAAATTATAAAGAAGGTGCATCTATTCAGAAATACTTAGTGTCTTCATTTGTACCTAAACTTACAGCAGTTCTAGAAAAACATAACTTTCTAGTATTCAAAGACAATGAAGCTATTGGTGGTACTTTTCTTCTGGGTTTTAAAGGCAAGATCTTTGAAATTGGTTCAGATATGCAAGTAAACGAGTTTAAAGAAAACTACCATGCGGTAGGTTCAGGAGAAAGATACGCTCTTGGTGCTCTACATGCAATGTCTCATGACTCTAAAATCGTCCCAAAAGAAAGGCTTACAGCAGCGTTTGAGGCTTCTGCACACTTTACAAACTCCGTTTGTGGTCCTTTTACTATCAAATCAGTAGATGCAGGTGTGACCACTAAGAAATAAGCAACTCCGTTGCTTACCTAACTCAGCTTCGCTGAAGGCGCTATAAAAGACTTAACAACTCCGTTGTAGCGCTTTCCGCAAGCTGTTGAAACATTGTGCAACACTTTTCGGTAGGTTATTTTACGTACCTAATATTAATAGCACGAAATTGCAGCACTGTGCAAGATATAAAATATGCAAGGAACAGTAAATGAAAGAAATTACATGGAATTATTTAAATGCTAAGAATGCAGAACGTCAGTTATATTGGGTAGGTTCTGATAAAATTGATCTAGCCTTCTTAGGTTTAGAGATTGGTGAAGAAGCAGGTGAAGTACAGGGCGCTCTTAAAAAACTTATTCGTCATAGAGATAAGATTGATGGAAATTCAGCTTCTCATGAAGAACTACGAGCAAAACTAAATTCAGAAATTGGTGATCTAATTATCAATATTTCAAGACTTGCTAATGCGCTAGATCTAGATGTAGATCAATGTATTCGTACAGCTTTTGATAATAAGAGTATTAAACTTAGTATTAATGTAAACCTATGAAAATACTAAGTAGCGCTGATTGGCATATCAATCTACATAAAAAGAAAATCCCTGCTAGCTGGCAGATGAATCGTTATCAGTTGATGTATGACAAGTTATATGCTCTTGAAAAAGAGTGTGATGTTCATGTTATTGCAGGAGATCTATTTGATGAAATCCCTAAGACAGATGATGTAAGCCTGCTATTATCCTTCTTAAACTCAGTCTCTATTCCTACTCTTGTAATTCCTGGTAATCATGAAGCTACTCGTAAAGGAAAGAGCTTCTGGGAACACTTTAAGCTGCATAATACAATTAAGAACCCTCTAGTATCTATATCAGTAGAAAATGAACGTATTTTCCTCGGTGGTGGAACGTTTAGTACATTTCCTTATGGCAGTGTTCAGACCGATAATCTTCCTAAACATCATAAAAACGACATTTTAGTCACACACATTAGAGGTGAAGTGCCTCCGCATATTACCGCAGAGTATGATTTCGAACGTCTTCGCCCTTGGGAGCTAGTTTTACTGGGTGATCTACATTTTAATCATAAGTATAAAGACTATAGCATTTATTACCCTGGGTCTCCTGTTAATACTACTTTCGATAGAAACCCAAAACATCGCTATGGTGTAGATATTATTACTGTTGATCCTGATAATGTTGCTGACCATTCAGTTAGTTTTGTTGACCTTGAGTTACCAAAGTTGCTTAGACGTACTGTTTCTGTTGGCGAAGAACTAATCGCTGACCCAGTTCATCACGCAATTTATGAGGTTACAGGCTCTATTGATGAGATTGCTAGTGTTCAAAAGTCTCCGTTGCTGGATAAGAAGATGGTAATTAATAAGAGTACAGAATCTACACTTAATTTAAAAGATAAGAGCATAGTAGAAGAGCTACAAATATGGATGAACCATATAGGTATAAAGAACCAAGAGCAAGTGCTTTCGAGGTTCAATGAGTTAGGAATTAGAGAATGAGTGATATTCTAATTAAACGGTTAACATTCGATAATATGTATTCTTATGGTGCTGCTAATGAGATGATTCTAGATGCTAGCACAATAACTCAGCTTCGTGCTATTAATGGTTATGGTAAGACCTCTATTGCTCTTATCTTACAAGAAATTCTATTTAATAAAAACTTTCGTAATGTAAAGAAAGGTGATATTCTTAATAGGGTTAATGGTTCTAAAACATGGAGCGGTAAACTAGAGTTCTTAGTTAGAGGTGTAGAATACTCAATTGCTGTAACTAGAACAGGTGCTGCTACTAAAGTTAAATTGATAGAAGCTGGTAAAGATATATCTGAGCATAAAGTAATTGATACTTACAAGAAAGTTCACGACATTCTAGGTATGAACTTTGATACTTTCTCCCAGCTTACTTACCAATCGTCAACTGATTTACTAGACTTCCTAAAAGCGACTGACGCAAATCGTAAGAAGTTTTTAATTAAGCTGTTTAATCTAGAAAAGTACACTGATATCGGTGATCGTATTAAGCTAATTGCAAGTGCGACTGATAAAGAAATGGGCGTCTTACAAACAGAAGCTAATACTGTTGCTTCTTTTTTAAATTCAGTAAGTATCACAGATATGCAATTTGAGGTTGTAGAACCTGAGGTAGACGCAGAATTAAGTGTTAGACGTGCTCAATTATTATCAGAACTTAAAAATATTAACGATACTTGCTTACGTATTGATAAAAACAACATGGCTATGCAAGAAAGAGACGACCTTCGTTTCGACCCAGGAATGACTAAGCCTACTCCTTTTGAGTTTATGGAACAGATGCAAGCTCTGCGTTTTAACCTAACAAGTCTAGCAGGTAACGTTAATAAGTATAAAACCGAAAAGGTTAGTATAAAAATTAGAGATACTTGCTCTTCTTGCGGACAAGCTATTGATAATACACATCTCAGTAAAATGCGAGATGAGTTAGATACTAAGATCTTTGATACAGAAGAGCTTATTAATACAGAAGCAGAAAGATACAAAGTATGGGAGCAGCAATTTAACGAGATAAAGATAGAAGAAAAAGCATATAATATAAACGATACTGCTATAAAGCGTTTTGAACAATTATCTCAAGTTATTGATGAGTCAATACCAACTGATTATCCTAACGCTACAGAGATAGAAGCAGAATCAAAACAGCTTGCTGCACAGATTAAAACACAAAACGAACTTAGAAAATCAGCAGTTACGTTTAATAAGGATGTAAGTGCTCATAACTCAAAACGCGAAGCACTAATTGAGCAAAAAAGTGAATTTACAATTAGACAAAATAGTATAGCAAATGATATACTTATTAAATCGGGTCTAATAAATTCTGACAATACTCTGAAAAAAGCATTCAGTGCTTCTGGTATCGTAGCCTTTAAATTAGAGAATTTGACGAAAGAGCTTGAAACTACTATTAATTACTATTTGGCAATCATGTCAGACGGTCAATTTCAAGTTGAGTTCACGCTAACTAACGAAAAACTCAACATCTTCATTATCAACAATGGTTACAAAAGCCCTGTTGAAACAGTTTCTGGCGGAGAATTTAGCCGAATCCAAATTTCCATTCTTTTAGCGATACGTAAATTGCTCTCTAAACTAGGGGGCAGTAGTATAAATCTGTTGTTCTTAGACGAAATAACAGGTGTGCTAGATGCGGAAGGAAAAGAAAAGTTAATTGAAGTATTGCTTCAAGAGACGGATCTTAACGTGTTTTTAATCACTCACGAATTTAATCATCCTCTAGTTGATAAGATAGAGATAATTAAAGAAAATAACATCAGCAGTATTGCCCGCTGAGGCCGGTAATACTTCATTTTATGCGTAAAGGAGCTATATATGCTAACAATTGGAAAAAGTCCAATTCATTTTAAGTTCAAAAAGGACTTTAAGAGTTCATTTTTGAAACAAGAAGTACACTGGGGGTTCGGTGGTCTTTCTGCGTTTACTTATTACAGAACCTATTCCCGTAAAAAAGAAAATGGTAAGATGGAAAACTGGAACGATACTGTCGTTCGAGTTGTAGAAGGTATGTTTTCTATTCTAAAAACTCATGCTATTACATCTGAACATACATGGGATGAAAAACGTGCACACAAACTTGCAGAAGAGTGTGCTCAGCGGCTATTTGAATTCAAATGGACACCTCCGGGTCGTGGTCTATGGATGATGGGAACTCCGTTTGTTCACGAAAAGGGTGGAGCGGCTCTAAATAACTGCGGATTCGTATCTACCGAAGATATTGATGCAGAAATGTCTAAACCATTCGCGTTTCTCATGGATATGAGTATGGTGGGTGTAGGCGTAGGTTTCGACACTAAAGGTGCAGGTAAGATTGCTTCTTGTATCCCAGAAGGCGATATCGAAGTTATCACTGTTGAAGATTCTCGTGAAGGTTGGGTAGAGCTAATTTCTTGCCTAATTGATTCGTATTTAGAAGAAGGTTCTAACCCTGTTGGACACGATACTTCTTTAGTACGTGGTTATGGTGAGCCTATTGTAGGTTTTGGTGGCGTAGCTTCTGGTCCCGAACCTCTAATTCAGGGTTTTAATGGTATTAAAGCTATCCTAGAGATTCGTGCTCTATCAGCTAGTCCATTACTTACTTCCGTAGATATTACAGATATTATGAATATCATCGGTAAAGTAGTAGTTGCAGGTAATGTTCGTCGTACCGCAGAGATCGCATTTGGGGAACCAGATGATTACGAATTTGCTAATATGAAGAACTGGAAAGACTTTGGTGTAGAAACTGGTAGTGCCGCACCACCTGAGCTTGCAGCAATTAATAAACAAGACTTCGACGATTATAACGCCTTTAAGCGTCAGTCTGAAATCGCTAAAAAGTATGCTGATTATGATTGGTCTTACAAGTTTGGTGGATGGCGCTGGGCTAGTAACAATAGTATCTTTGCTAAGTTAGGTATGGATTATACTAAAGTATCTGAAAGTGTAGCTACTAACGGTGAACCAGGTTTTGCATGGTTAGAAAATATGCAAGCTTATAGTCGTATGAAAGACCCACCAGACCATAAAGACTATCGTGTTCGTGGAGGTAATCCATGTTTAGAACAGTCTCTTGAGCCTTATGAGCTATGCTGCCTTGTAGAGACTTTCCCAGCAGTACACGATGATTACTGGGACTACCAGAGAACTCTAAAATTTGCCTATCTCTATGCAAAAACTGTCACTCTTATGCCTACGCATTGGAGAGATACGAATGATGTTATTAAACGTAATCGTAGAATTGGTACATCGCAAAGCGGTATCCAGGACGCTATGCTAAAGTTTGGTCGTAGACGTTATCTTACTGAGTTCTGTGATAGAGCCTATAGCTATATCTCATACCTAGACCAAAAGTACTCGGAATGGATGGGAGTACCTCTATCAATCAAAAGAACTAGTGTAAAACCTTCAGGAACAGTATCTCTAGTAGCTGGCTCTTTACCAGGTATTCACTATGCTGAATCTGAGTCTTACTATAGATTAGTCAGAGTAGCAAGTAATAGTGCTCTAATACCTATCCTACAAGAATCAGGATACCGTATTGAGGAAGCTGCAAGTGATCCTATTAGAACGGCAGTTATTTACTTCCCAGTACTTCACCCGGTAGGTACAATCTCTAAGAAAGATGTGTCTATTTGGGAACAGTTTGCTAACGCAGCTGATATGCAGTACTATTGGGCAGATAACCAAGTATCTATTACTATCACTTTCAACGAGCATGAAAAAAGCCAAATTGCAAGAGCACTTAGCTGTTACGATACTAGGCTAAAAGGTGTATCACTACTTCCTATTAGTGAGCATGGATACGTTCAAGCACCTTATACGCCTGCACCAAGAGAAGAAATTGAAGCCTATGCAGCAACTCTATCTCCTCTTAACTTTGCAGCGTTAAGTGATCTAGAAGAAGGTGAAGATGCAGACGCTAATAAGTTCTGTGACTCTGATGGATGCGTAATATAAAGTCTCCATGTATACAACAATGCACACTCCTTAAGGGGGTGTGCATTGGCTGTTATAGAACACAAGATGAAATTAGAGAGTGGTTTATAGCAGATGATGATAGAAAAACTCAAATCTTAAAGGATATAGAATGCCGAAAATACTGGTTAACCTATGCTAATAACTAAAAACGTATTATCGAATAACAATAGAAGATTTGCTTATTATAAATCTCTGAACAAGATTAAAACAGAAGGAGGCTACGTAGTTAATCCTGAAGATTTAGGGGATGGTAGCCATCAAAAAGTTATTATAACATGTGATTCACAAAAATCAGAAAAATGTTTAAATATAGTAGAAAGGGAATGGAGACAAGTAAGTAAACAAAGAGATAGAACGAACGGTAAAGATTACTGTATGTTTTGTCAAAAAACGGAAGAATTTTCTGGGAGAAATAATCCTAACAGCAAATATATTTTTGATGATTCTTTTTTCTGTAATATAGATTCACCTGAAAAAGCTTATCTATTAGGTTGGATAGCGAGCGACGGCACTATAGCAAAAAGTAGTATAACTATTGCAATAAGAGATTACGACGTCAGTACTCTGATCGATTTACGTAATATTATATGCAACGAATTACCTATCAGAGATAAAAGTAATTTAAAATCTCTTACCATAAGCTCTACAGAAATAGTTAAAGATGTGTTGCGTCATCTTGGTTTGAAAACCTACGGAAAAAAAGATACTGCTATACAATTTCCTACAATAAAAAAAGAATTAGAAGTTTATTTTATTAGAGGTTTTTTCGATGGTGACGGTTCTGTAAATAAACACGATAGAAGACCAAGAGTATCTATAAGTTCTAACTCAGTGAGTATCTTAAATAGCTTAAAAAGTATTATAGGGTGTGGTAATGTGTATACAAGCAATAATCAATCAGTATGGGAGGTTAACCAAGCTAAAAAAGCTTTAGAATTTTTAGCTTGGTTATACGAAGATAAGAATGTTCCTTACTTACGTAGAAAGTATGAGATTTATTTAGACCTATCTTCGTGGGTTCCTTCATTATCAGGTGCAGATTCCTATAGAAATTTTAATTTAGGTCCAGGAGTAATTAAAATAAACAAAAGTAGGAAAGATGCAATTTTACCTAAAATATCTGATATTCACGCGTCTGGTATTGATTTACATTTAATTGATAAAGTAAAAGACTTTGGGCCAAATACTGTATTGTATACAACAGGATTAAAAGTACAACCACCTATGGGTTATTATTTTGATTTAGTTCCGAGAAGCAGTATTAGTAAAACGTCTTTTATGCTGGCTAATAGTGTAGGTATAATTGACGAAAACTACATTGGGGAAGTTATGGTAGCTTTGTATAATTACGGTAAAGATGAAATAGATTTCCCTTCTAGGCTTGTTCAATTAGTTTTACGGAAAAAATATGCCTTTGAAGTAGTAGAGGTTGAAGACCTAGAAGAAACAGCTCGTGGTGAGTTAGGTTTCGGTTCTACAGGAGTATAAATGACAGTTATATGGAGTATGGATAACTGTACCTATTGTACTTTAGCTAAGAAGCTGATGGTAATTAAGGGTATGCAGTTTGAAGAACGTAATATTAATAAGAAGTGGTCAAAACATGACTTGTTAAAAGAGGTACCTAATGCTAAGAAATTACCACAAATAGTTATTGATAATATTTGTATTGGAGGTTATAATGAGTTAGTGGAGTATTTTAACTCCCATTAATTCTGAAAGGCAGTTCATGTCAAGAAAAAAGCAAAATAACTATAGTAATCAAAAGCAATCAAGTACTAAAGAAGTTAAAGAGGTTAAGCTAAGAAGAGTAAGAATCGACGACCTAAACACTTTTGAACCACTTACTGAAAACCAAAAAAGAGCTTACAGTGAGTATGATACTGATACAAATATTGTATTAGATGGTAGTGCAGGTACAGGTAAAACTTTTCTTAGTTTATACCTAGCTTTAGAAGAGGTTTTAGACCCTTCGTATAGTTATAAAAAAGTTGCAATCTTTAGATCTGCTGTTGCTACTAGAAACATTGGTTTTCTAAAAGGCGACGACAATGAAAAAATTGCAGTCTATGAAGCTCCTTATCAGGGTATCTGTGAGGAGCTTTTTGGTATGAAAGACGCATACGAAAGTCTTAAAGAACAGGGCAATATCGAGTTTCGTAGCACGTCGTTTAATAGAGGTATTAGCTTAGATAATACAATCTTCTATGTAGATGAGATGCAAAACCTAAGTTTCCACGAGCTAGATACTATTCAAACAAGAATAGGTAAAAACTCTAAAATTATTTACTCAGGTGATTACACACAGACTGACTTAGAAAAACGTGATAGTGGTGGTATACTTGAATTTCTCAAAATCATTAAAGAGATGGGTCGTTTTAGTTATACAACCTTTACTACAGATGATATTGTAAGAAGCGAGCTTGTTAAAGAGTATCTAGTTACAAAAGCTAAGCTAGGTATGTAAATGAGTTCTGCAAGTAAACTTAAAGGCTCTGCCTATGAAGCTAAGCTTAAGGACATTCTCAACAAAGAGTTTCCCTCTATACAGTTTGAGCGTGTCCCTCTAAGTGGGGCAATATCGTACCTAAAAGGAGATTTATGGACTCCTCATGACACTGCTGCTTGGCCTTGGTGTATAGAGGCTAAGCACTATAAAGAAGTCAAATGGGACAATTTACTTACAGCTAAGTCATCTGATCTACATAGCTTCTGGGCCCAGACTATAAGAGAAGCAGAAGTTATGAAGAAAAGACCTTTACTTATGTTTAGGTGGAACCGTTCTAAAGATTTCGTTGCCTTTGACGATCATATACAGGTTGATTCTTATGTAGAGATTAACTCTTTTGGTAATAAATTTAAAATCGCGCTACTAGACGATTGGTTAAAGGCAGTTAAAAGTCAAACTAATCTTGCCTAATGCTTAATATTATGCTAATATTAAGTATAGAAACAAGGAATAACAATGTCAAAAGAGTGGAATGATTTAGCAGACTTGGAACAAGCTGTTAATGACTATGCAGATTTTAATAATCTACTATTAATCGATTCAAATAACGTAGCATATCGTTATTTACATCGTAAAAACTATGACTCTTACCAAGAGGATTATCAAAGAACATTATCTTCTTTAGCTAAATCATATAAAGCTAAAAGAACTATTGCTTGCTTTGACTTTGGTAAGAGTTACTACCGTCTAGCTATGTTAGAGGATTATAAAGGCACTCGTAAAAAGCCAGATACTCAAGAAGAGATTGATAGAGCAGAAGCTTTCTTCACTGTTTTAAATGAGCTTCCAGATACATTATACGAGGAAACTCTTAAACATAGGGGTGTAGAAGCAGACGATTTAATTGCTTATCTAGCGATTAATCTAAAAGAAGAATACGATCATGTATGGATTGTTTCTTCTGATAAAGACTTAATTCAACTAGTTGATGATAATGTGTCTATCTTTTCTATTTTTAGCCGTAAAGAGATTACTGCTGATAGTCTATATAATGATCTAGGATTGAGTCCTTCGCAGTTTATGCTTTCTAGAATTATTGAAGGCGATAAAGGCGATAACATTATTGGTATTGAGGGTATCGGCCCTAAACGTGCCCAAGCTTTAGCTAAAGAGTATGGAACTTTTGAGAATCTAATGAGGGCTTTACCAATTCCTGGTAAGTCTAAATTTATTCAAAATCTAAATGCAGGTGTAGATAAGCTTATTGAGAACGAGAAGCTAATCAATTTACATAGCTACCACGAGCAAGCTATTGAGGCTGGTAAGGACGAAGACGTCCTAGATATTCTGGCTGAGCTGTAAATATCATAAAGATAATTTTATAAGGGTGTCACTATAGCCACCTAATTCTACAAACGGCAATCAACATAAATCAATATGCATTAGTAGTGTATTACTATGTTGGTTGCCTAGAAAATTAAGATAATAAATCTATGTTTTCAAACTTTTTGGAAAATCTAATGATAAGAGCAATAGTTGCTGCTGATGAAGCCTGGGGTATAGGCAGAAAAGGAACAATACCTTGGAATAACCCTGCCGACATGCAGTGGTTTAAGACTACCACGACAAACTCTGTAGTTGTAATGGGTAGGAATACTTGGGACGATCCTAAAATGCCTAAGCCTCTACCTAATAGATTTAACATTGTTGTAACGAGCAAACGTTTATCTGAAGGCCCTCAGATGATTGTAGATAGTAAAAAAGACTTAGGTAACTTACTTCGTATGTTTACACAGGATGTATGGATAATCGGAGGCGCAACAGTAATATCTGCTAATATGCATATTTGTGAAGAGCTGTGGGTTAGTCGTATTCCAGGAGACTACAGTTGCGATACAGTACTAGCATTAAGTACTAACTTTAAGCTTGACAGTAGAGATACTATAGATCGAGCACTAGGAACAATTAACTTAGAAATATGGAAACAATGATTCAATACCATGAAGCACTACAACACGTTTTAAATAACGGTGATGACGTAGATGATAGAACAGGCGTAGGGACAAGAAGTGTTTTTGGTTATGAGATGCGTTTTGATTTAAGCGAGGGTTTTCCAGCTGTGACCACAAAGAGACTAGCTTGGAAGTCAGTAGTATCAGAACTACTATGGTTTCTAGAAGGTAGTACAGATGAGCGCAGACTAGTTGAAATTCTACACGATAAGCCTAGAAGTGATCTTACAGATAAAAGTACTATTTGGACAGCTAATGCAGATGCGCAAGGAGTTGCGCTAGGGTACTATAACGACGAATATCGTAAAGAGCTAGGACCAGTATATGGTTATCAATGGCGTAACGCAGGTAAAAGCTATCAACGCTCTATGTTTTATGCTGATGTAAATGCAGGTTTTGACCAAATCGCTTGGCTAATAAAAGAGATTAAAGAAAACCCAGATTCTCGTAGATTGATAGTTGATGCTTGGGATCCTAAAGCAATTAGCCAGATGGCCTTACCACCCTGTCACTTACTAGCACAGTTTAGAGTAATTAAAGGTAAACTTAGCTGTAAAATGTACCAAAGATCAGCAGATATGTTTTTAGGAGTTCCTTTTAATATAGCGTCATACGCCTTATTAACTCATATGCTAGCTAGTATATGTGACCTAGAAGTTGGTGATTTTATATGGTCTGGAGGCGATTGTCATATATATAACAATCACTTTGATCAAGTAGCCGAACAGCTAAATAGAGTTCCTATGGCACTACCTACTCTCGCAATGCCCACCATTAAGTCATTAGATGCCTTATTAAAGTCTAAAACTAATGACTATAAGTTAAAAAACTATGACCCTATGCCTACTATTAAGGCTTCAATGGCAGTATAACAAAAAAAGGGGAAGCTAACGCTTCCCCTTTTTCTTTACAACCTTTTTTGGTTTCTTTTTATATGGTTTTTTAGCTTTAGTAAAGTTTTGCGTAAACGCCTTATCAGCAATCAAAACTTTAAACTCTTACCATTGCTTAAAACAATAGTGTGGGCTGTTTTGTACTGTTCTAGTAGTTTTTTATCAACAGCAGGGTCATACAGGCCATTAAGCTTATATTCGCTATCCCCGATAGTATTTACGGTTCCAGCTCTAAGCGTAACGCCTGCTAATGACTTAGCCATACTAGATAGTACCTTTTTTAAACTTGCCGCCCATACCAGATGTTACAGACTCTTTAGCTACAGTTACAGCACCTTTAGTACCACCTTGCTTACCAGGTTTAACAAACTTATTTGCAAAGCTTGTATCACCAGTGTTAATAGGTGCTTCAAACATATAACCTTTAGCAGGTTTAAGAGTTTTGTTAGCAGTTGCTTGGCCTAGTGGAGTTTTAGGCGCTTTTAAGCCGTTATCTACTAGTTTAAGTGCAGCTGCATTACCAGTTACTTCTTTTTTCATTGTGTTATCTCCTTTGTATTATCTTACGAAATTAGTGCAAGCACTGTTTCTGTATTGTTACCTACGTTTGCACCACCACAAGTAGAAGCTCGTACAGTTACTGTGATTGTAGGGCTTGCTACACCAGAACGGAAGTAAGCATTAGAAGCAAGACTTAACATACTAAAGTTAATTCCTACATTAGCATTAGATACAATTGCTTGATCGATAGCTGTTAGGTCAGAATTATCAAGGATAATTTGCTGGTTAGTTGTCGCAAAAGCCATTTCACCACTATGAAGAACACCGTGTTCGGCATTAGACATTTTTACTCTTTTAAAGTGGATAGGTAGAGAAGCAGCACCATTTTTAGTTACGCAAGCTTTATCTCCTGTAGTACTACCGTTTGAGCCTACAAAAGATACATTCTCAAAAGTAACCATTCCTGTTGAAGTGTTTGCAATAGTTACGTCACCGTTAATAACGATTTCATCCCTATCACCAACTCCGACAATTGCTAAATCTTTCCATACTGCATCAGTAGGTGCGTCGTATGTTCCAGGGTATAAAAGAATGGTGTTATCACCTTGTGCTGTGATATACGCAGGAATCTCAGTAAGAGTAGCGTAGTTGGCATTACCATCAGTTCCAACTCTGTATGTGTTTTTACTAGACATATAATATCTCCTTATATTTTTTAGAAAAGACTTAATAACTACTCAGCTTTGAGTCTCTTACTTGATTTAAGTATAGCTCACAAAAAAATAGAAGTCAAATTCTGTATTTGAATATTACGAAGTAGCTCCATAATTATACTTTAAGCAATTCTTCTGTATAAAGTAAGATAATAGATGTACTCAGAACTAAAATATGTTTGTCCGTGAGAGCTCACACCTATTGATTCCCATGTAGTGCCTGCAGCTTGATTAATTGTTGCCCCATCGACTGTTGAGCCCATAGCAGTACTTATACCATACATAGTGATTTGGCCGATCTCAGTTCTTGCTACAAGTCCATAAGCTTGGCTAATTGCTACGTTAGCTAATTGATTATTGTCTACATATGCCTTAACGGATTGTTGAGAAGGAACCCTGCCCGCCGAATCAGAAGACATATCATCTTCGTCAATAATCGTGGTAGTGGCGACATTTCCTAGCCCTAAGGCAGTACGTTGCTCTGATTCACTAGTAGCTACTAAAAGATTAGCACCAGGTAATGTAACACCGTCTAAAGCATTTAGCTCTGTTGCCGTTGCTGTTAATGTAGTAGACCCAATTATAATATTAGCTACTGTTATGTCCGCTGCTGTAAGTTTTCTATTAAAAGTAACATCTTCTGTAACTATACCAGTACCTACAATATGTAAAGCGTGAGAAGGAGAATTAGTACCAACAGCAACATTTGTAGTTGCTAAAGTTCTGATAGACCTAATACTCTGTCCGGAAAAGGTTACGTTATCGTTTGTACCTACTGAATATCCTTGAGGCGCACCAACGTCCAGTACACTGGACATATCAGCAGCATTTGAAGTAATAAGATAAAGTCTAGCGTTATCTTTTATACCAGCTGCCTCAGATACTGTTGCTACTAGCTCTCCTATCTCATAAGAAGCAATATTAGCAGCTAGAGCTACTATACCATTTTCTACTCTATTTCCAACACCAATTCTTGTAAAGTTTCCACCTACAGGAGAAGACTTTACATGTATACTATCAGATATATAAAGAGCGTTTGTAGTTGCACTTCGGTATAGCATCCCGTCCACTTCTCCAAGATTATCACCAGCTGCGATAATATTAACAGTAGTTGGCGCACCAGCTGACTTAAAGTTTCCTAGCAAAGCTCTTAGAGAGTTATTATACTGAGCTCTTGAGCTGTTAATAGCACTAGCGCTAGTAGGTTCGATATATGTGTTTGCTTGAGTTAAAGCCATTTTATACTCCTACAACAGTAACCATAACGTTAGCAGAGCTGTTAGCTGCATATTCGCCAGAACCGTTGATATGAATTAATTTAAAAGATACTTCAGTATTAGAAGCAGCTGTAGTAACAGCAATAGTTGTATTTGTTTCAGAATCTATTTGATCTAGAACTGTATACGATATAGTAGGTCTATACAAGAATCCAGATTCTTCGTAGTCTAGTGTAGTCGGAGACGACGAGTATGCAATGGTATTACCGTAAACAGTCTGTGTCTTTTCTACTGTGTATCTAAACTTATTTATTATATAATCAAGCTCATTTGGTCTAATGTTAGTTACATTATGCTTGATCTGGAAATGTCTAAAGGTTTTTGTACCAACTTCATAAGGGATATAACCTTGACTACTTTCAGTAAAGTTAGAAAAAGCAGAAACATTAACGTTACCATTAGCATAATTAATATTAGGTACAGTAGAAGTCCTAATAAAGGTTTGAGTAGTTACACCCACTAAGTCGCCTTGATAAGTCAGAAGACCTGTATCATTATATTGAGTAAAGTTTACTAGAGTATAAGAGTTACCAGACACGGTAATATTAGCTAAGTTATTAGAACTAGTAGGCTCTCCATTTGCATAAAAAGTATGACCTAAAGCTATAGCAGTTGCATTTATTGGGCCGGCTATTAATGCGTATGTATTTGCATTTGCTACGTCTCCTGTAAATTGTCCATCGTTCCATATACCCCACACATTACCTGAAGTAGACCCTGTCATCCATGTTTTGTTATTAGAATCGTATCTACCAGTGGTATTATAAGTATTCTCAAAACCTAACACATGACCGATACCTCCAAAGTCAGTGTCTACTAAAACACCTCCCTGAGTAGATACTTCAGTAACGCCTTCTAACACTTTATTGTGCTGATCGTTATAAGAAGACTGAAGTGCTTGAGTACCTGTTATATCCAATGCGATAGAACCAGTAACAGTTTGTCCAAAATCTCTAATCTGAGTTATATAAACACCTTCTCTATCTGCTAGTAAACTTGTTGTATCTCCTGCTACAGAGCTAAAACCAGAGGAATAAGCGTTTGCATTATCTACAATAGATGTGAATGCATAAGATAAACCATTAGTATTGGAGTTAGCAAAAGAAGGGAAGTTAAGTTCCTCAGTATTACTATTAGTAATCGAAGTAAAGTCACTAGAAGGGTTATCTTCCGAGTAAGCTGCAACAACAGTAGATCTTTTAGGTCTAGTAGTAGTTAAACCGATACTAGCAACGGTTTCACTAAAGTTCCCGCTTGTATCTCTAACTCTTACTAGATAGGTAAACGAACCAAAAGTATCTATTGGTATAGACTTTCTAGCGGTAGGAGCAGATACAGTAACTAAAGGAGCGCCTGCTGAAAAGTTTTCTAGGCTTGCATCAACTAGTCCAGGAACTCTTCTAATAACTACTTCTTTTACATCGATATCTTGTAACTGATCATTAATACGAGGATAGGTCCAAAATAAAGTTATCTGATCATCTTGCTGACCTCCAGTAAAGTTTTGTACGTTAGTAGGAGCGGCAGTTTTACCTACAATTGTTATAGATTTAGTAGCTGTAATTCCCCGTATTTTCTTATTAATGGCTGTGACTTTTGCAGTTAGTGTAGTAGAATCAATTAATAACCCTCTATTTACATTATTAATAGTATAACGTATTTTATTATCATCTCCTACCGCCTCAGAAGATACCTTAATAGTATTATACTGTGTTAAACCTACTCCTGCATCATTAGTTCCTATATCTTCAACCTCGCTAATTCTATAGGATATTTCATAGTCGGTAACTTCTTGACCTACTATAGATGTAAATTCAATAGTAGCTCTAACAGATATACCGCCTGTCTGTTCTCTGTATAATGATTCAAGAATATCTAAATCATCTACTTTTTGAATAGGCATCGCGCTAATATCAATACTTCTAGTAACTGTAGGGCTAGATCTACCTAGTCTATTTTTATTTTTAACACGTACAGTAGTAGTACCTAGAGGTAGCTCAGGGATAGTTAGATCATCAGCAGTGTATAGTCTATCAAAAGATGAAGATAGCTGAACACTATAGATTCTAGAATTAGCTAGATTCATAGTGCCTGGATAGGTTGTTTTATTATAGTCAAACGTAAAAGTATTTGAACTAAGATTACCGATTGAGCCTTCAGGGTTAGCGGTTATATTTAGAAAGTGATAGCTAGATAGATCAAAAGTCGGGGCTCTATCTAAAGTAACTCTATATATACTATTAGCAGTTAAAGCAGTATTATAGCTAGCACTCGTAGGATCATAACTCGATCCTACAACGCTGAAAGTATTATTATAAGAGACTTCTACGTTATCACCTAGCTCAATAGCAGGAACAGTATAATGATCTAGTTCTATTCTATAGCGCGCATCTAAGTAGTTGGTGCTATACTGAATATTAGCCTCATTAGCTATATTAGTATTTTTATTTAAAATATACTGACCTGAAGACTTAACTACTCCATCTACGTAAAATCTAATAAAGTCAGAGCTGCTAGGACATACAGGTATGTCATAATAGTTAATATTAAGAGATTTATCTACATCACCTTCTTGTATATTAGTAAACTCACTCCCCTTAACGTAAAAACTGTTATTAGAGTAGTTATCAGATTCTAATATCTGATTTATAGTAATATAAAAAGGTGCTGGCGGTAGCTTAGTTACAAGAGTAGCTAAACCAGAAACTTTATTTGCTATGGTTATCTTATTAGAAACCTTATCAAAACCTAGTATCTCTTCCGATGTTGCTGATAGTGCAGATCTGTATGCTACAAAGTTAATAGAGCTATTTTCTGCGCTTTTTTGTGTTACAGGAATAGTTATCTTGTTTACGCTTTTTAAGCTTTGTAAACTCTCACTTTCAAGAACATCTAAGACATGATTTTGAAAATTCTCATCATAACAATCATTAAGCCCAGATACTTGAAAAGATACGTTAACTAAGTTTTCGACTACATAACTAGTACATAAAAGTTTAATATCACCAATAGGGGTAGAATAACCATTCTTACCTGTGATATATGTAAAACTAGCATTACTTGTAAGTCCGGAAGCCGAATTAGCAAATATAGTCATAGGGTCAGAACCCGAACTATTACTAATCATTTTAACAACTCGAGGATACGAAACATGATATTCAGGCTCTATAGACTGTCCATAATTAAGTAGCTCAGTCTGTCTAGTCATAACACCGTCAACTACGACACTACCATCAATCTTAGTTCTAAGTCTAGAAGTAAGTTTAAAATCAGGAGTAGGTGGTGTAGAAAAGGCAGAGGTTACATCTGTATAAGCTGTAGGCTCATAGTTAATATAACTATCTGAGTCTTCATATACATTAGAGATATACTCAATACCAGATACCATTACTTCTTCAGTCTTAGTGTCTCTGTCTATATTAGTTACTTTAAATAGTTTTGCAGATTTATCTGTATAGTAATTGTTAGGGTTATTGATCTCACCAATACTCCATAAGTCACCTGTCATAGGTACGTTATTAGCATCAAAACTTGTTAAATTATTGATAGACCTATTAATAGGGTCAAAGCGGCTTATAGCAGCTACTCTAACTACATCGGCTCCAAAGCTTGTATTACCAGTAGTGTAAGTATTAAAGTCAGTATTACTTAATAGATAAAGATCAATTCTATCGCTATCCTGCTTTATAACTCTCAATGCCATAGGATTAGTATTAGCCGTAAAAGTGATATCACTAATAGGGGGATCTGTAAAATGTTCTAGCATAACATTAGCAGTTATAGTATTAGAATCAGACGTGACTCTTCCCCCATAACCATAAGATACACCAGAGCTAGTAGTAGCTACCCCAACTAAATCACCAGGAGATAAATGCATTGCATCTGAACCTGTCGTAAAAGTTATACTTCTGCGTAGATACTCAGATGCAGCAATTTGATAGCGTGCTGCTCTAATGGCTTGACTCCTACGAGTTACTCCAGGCAAATCAAGCTCTAATACGTTATCAATCTTAGTAAAGTCTTCACCTCTATTGGCGTCTTGACTATCAATACGGACTACTTCGCGCTTAAAGTGGTTAGTTGGCTCAATATAACTTACATCAACAGCAGTTACTATATCGCTTTCTTTACCTCCAGCAATTTCAACAGTTCCTTGTTTTATATTAACATCGTTAAATAACATAACAGGGTATTCTTCAGGCATGTCAGAGGCAAGACTTATTTTACCGCCGGAGTAGATTAATATAGATCTAAATGTACCAGCAATTTTATTTAGTACATCTAATCCTTCTTCAATATCTACAAGAGAGATATCGCATATAAATCTGCGTTCTGCTATTATGTTACCTTTAGGTAATCCAATTTGATTCTCTCTAACAGATGTATATTGGTTTCTAGGCTTATAACGATATGAGCCGTCAGAAACACCTAGTACACCTTTAAATCTACCTGTAGTAGAATCGCAATCATCACAGTACTGAGCTACTTGATAAAATTTATACTTATCAATATTCTGTTCAGGTATACCAAGACCATAAGTACTATTAGTTAGTATATCATAAAGAACCCATACAGGGTTTTGTGACCAAGAATAAACAAATGTTCCATCCCAGTTACCTTTATATATTTCTGGATTTTCAGATGTTAGTACTGTATCTGTACCAGACTGTTGTAACCTGTAACCGTGAGTTGTATAAGGAAAATCCTCTTTTCCTACTTCTAGTTCGCGCCAGTCGATCTGTCCATCAGCTAGTATAGGTTGGTTATAGTTAGAAGGAACCTTAATTAATAAACCCTTTAGCATACTAGTAAAGTTAGGTACACCACCAGTATGTTCGTCAACAGCTTTAAGTGCATAGCCTATAATAGCTGTACGCGGATATGCTTGAGGAGTATTTTTAATCTCATCCCAACCAATTATCTTAATATTATCTTGTATCTTTGCGTCTTCTGAATCAGCAGAAGTCTTATCTATACTAAATCTATAACCTTCTAAGGATTTATCGTCTACAGGTATGTTTATAATAAAGCTAACTTTATAAGGTGTATCACTTTTACCAGATATCGTAGTATTAAAAGTAGTAATAACTGTACTACCTATAGAATTATATATAGTAATTCGTAAGCTAATACTATTTCCATTAACACCACCTTCATCATTACTTGTAAAAAGTGAATCAACGACAAAGTTAAAACGTATTGAATCCCAATCGTTATCACTAGTCTCTTGTAGGGTGATTGAGGATTCAGGTATACCCGATATATTACCATTCTTAAGAACGGTAGCAGAGGTAAACACTTGTGGTGTAGTAATAGACTCACCGAAGTAAGGCAGTGGGTCTTGGTTAATAGTACCAAAAACTGTAGAAGTTATAAACTTCTCATTATCCTCTAAGCCGTCACTGTCTATATTAATTAAGTCATCAATAGCGGAGTCTTGAATTTGTATATCTTGAGGGCCATTAGGATTAATACGATATATCGGACCTTCGCCAAAAGCGTTTGTCACAAATAAAATATCAGTAGAGTATAGAGAATTAGGCGCCTGGACTCCTCCGCCGCCTTTACCACCTTTAGCTCCTCGTATTTCTGGTACTGTTATACCTTCGTATTGTACATACTTCATTATGTCTGCATTACCTCGTCTACTCTAATAGTAGAATTTCTAGAATGATTTACTGTCTTAATATAACCACTTACCATTTGACCTGCTGCTCTAACATTACCGTAATGTAAAGCGACAGGTGTGTCACTAGAAGTAGTATTCTTTAATGACCCAAACATATCATTGTTTCTACTAGCTTTATCTGTAGTATCTGGTCTCTTATTAAATAAAGAAGATAATAGGGCAAGACCTATATTAACTACTAAGTTCTTAAGGAATGCCCCACTTAGTAAACCTGTACCAGCAGCCTGAGTGACAGCGCCAGTAGCGACAGTACCAGCACCGACAGCAGCACCGGTACTACCCATAGCTAATAAAATAGCAGGTCCAAAAGCTATTGCTGCAAACAGTCCTACAACTGCAAGTAGTCCACCGCGCTTACCTCCACCACCTATGATAGCTGGAACTATATGTATAGTATCGCCGTCCCGAACCCTTTTAATTAACATCTGCTCATACGTCAACTCATTAAGATTAGAATCTAGTAATACGTAACCTTCTTCTATATCGTTTTGCTTTTGTTGCCTAACATAATTAATAAAAGCTGGTTGCATTGCAGTAAGATAATTAATAACATCAAAAAATGAATCTAGCTCTACGGCTATATCAGTAGTTCTAAAGAATTTAGATAACGAGGAGTGAGGTTTAATATTAACTAACAATATGTTTTTCCTTTAACGGCTCATATTTCAGAGCATCAACGTTCTTATCATACCAATAAATGTAAAACTTATTGTCAAAGCCTACTAAAAACTTATAACTATTAAATGCGGCACTTATCTTATCTTCTTTACTAGGAATAGGATTATCGTCGCCAGGGTGTGAGTGAAAAATGCCCCAAATATTACCGTCGTTCCTTACTAAGTCAGCAGGATCAAGATAAAAAGTAAGCTTAGGGATATCACTAATATTCTTACAAGGAATATACTTAAAATCTTTGGTTATAATACCTACACACTCTCTAGGGTAGTCTCTAGTAGCATGACTATTCATATCTTGTTTTAGTTGTTCGAAGGATTCCATCTGTATATTCCTGTAGTATATTGTTTATAGTAGTTACCATAAATAGTTATATAGCTAGGTCTTGCGATGGTAACCTGTATTATCTTATTATCACCCACATACATTGCGCAATGATTAGTTATGTTAGTAGATCCTATACTCATAGTTAGTATATCAAAAGGCTTTGGTTGGCGTACTTTGAGCCAGCCAAAGCCTTTTTCTGATATGTTTACACTTTTTTCAAATAGTTGCTCAGTAGTTTTTTGATACCAATCATCGTCTACTATATTACAAAAATGAGAAGTACTGTATACAACATTTATAGAACATTCTTGTCTTAATATATACTTGCATAAGTTAAAACAGTCTATGCCTTCTACAGTATCTTCTCCTAAGTGTTTATAAGGAAAGCCAACGTAGTTATTATACCATTTTGTCATGTCTGTACGTAGCGTATAAGCGGTCTAACCAGTAATCTGATAGTAATTCTATACACGAAGTTTTTCCTTCTTCTACGTGAAACATTTTGTTTCTTTCTAAATACATAGCAAAATGAGTTAAATGATTACTAGTTTTAGACTTGAACACCATTAAATCATAATTTTTTGCATCTGTCAATGAGACTTTTATAGCACGTGTTGCTGCCCAGTCTTCAACAATATTGGTTGTAAAATTACGCATCCATAATCTAGAACTAGGGTAGCTAGGTATTTCTAACGAATAACCAAAAGAGTCTATATAAAAGTTATCTAAAGCCTTAATACAATCATAGTGACCGTAGGCATGTTTATGAAATAAGTAAGGAGTTAGATCTATCATTTGTTACCTTATTATTATGCTCGTGGTACAGTTCTACCAGTAGCAGGAAAAGCACCGAAATGTACTTGGTTATTTCGTAGCTCACAAGCTTTAAAAGAGTGAGAACAGACATCACCTCCTGCAGAGCTTGCTACTGCATTATTAGCAGCGATAGGGTTTACGTTAGAAGTTAGAGATGTTCCTGGAATAGCTAAACCGCCTGGGCCAGGGTATTGACACTCAGGCCCTTTATATTCCCATTGACAAGTGTTTTTATAATATTTTCGCTTAGGAGTTTTGTTTTTAAAATGCTGTAACCAAGAGACTAGGCTAAAACTAGCTACATACTCATTTAGACCCTCAAGTTGATCAATTTTATAAGTATCTTCTAAGTAACTGTCTGAGTCAGCATCTGTGTTAATAATATATAAAGGCTCTCCAACGGATAGCGTAGTATCCCCAATACCTCTTATTAATAAGGATAGACCGTCTTGAGTCGTTATTTGTAGAGGTTCTTCATCAGATAGTATTAAGTTGTCATAGTAGATACGATCATTACCTTCTACAGCAACGATAAGTACTGTGTCACCGCCTTTAGTATATAGCTGGTCTCCAACCCTATAGGGAGCTGCGTTTTTTACACGTACCATACTGTTATTAGGGTCTAACTCTGCAATAATGCTATACTCAGGCCAGTAGTCTAAGAAGTTTGCGAAGGTAGTTTTAATTTGTATAATACCACCAAGCAAGTCGCGAGTATCAGATTTATCTCGCTGCCAAATTCCTTTTACCGCCTCAGTACTACTTTTAGTAAAAGTAGCGTTTGCAGTACCATAAGAAGCTACTATAGCAGAGCTATAAGCTAAACCGTTTGCACGAGCTCTAGTTAATGAATCAAATGATTCATCGCCTACAGAACCTACATCAGCGGGGGTTGCGTTAACAGTCCTAGGATCAATACCGTGAACTGGCTCTGTATTAACTATAGCTACTACAGAGTTAGAAGAATTATTACCTACTAGATAAGGGTCTTCTACAAGTACTGAGATAATATTATCAACATTATATATAGATATAGACAATTCACTTATCTTACCATCGGATCCTTGCTCCATAGAACTTAGGTTAACAGGGAAAGGAATATAAGTTTTAGCGTCGTATACAACATTATATGATAAATCCTGAGCTGCATCACCTACTATCTCCGCAAAGTTAATAGGGAAAGTATTAGGCCATGCTCTACCAGCACCTTTACCTTGTGGGTTTCCCGCCTCGTTAGGAGGAAACCATTCTCCAGGGTAATAAATAGAGTATAAACGCACTATAGGGTTCTGAGTAAAAGCATTCTTCTCAGCAATAAAAGTGCTAGCAGTTACTGAGCTTATAGTAGCAGAAGCTGTAGTAGCCTGAGACGCTTGTGCGTTTGATACAAAAGGTAAAGAGGAATTTAGCGTTCCGTAGGCTGTACCATTCATCACCGATGCATTAGACAGTACAGTCTCTGAAACTGAGAATTCTTGTAAAGTATTTGCTTGCCTAATCTTAATTACGTTATTTGCAGAATCGATACTAGTTATGATACCAGTAGTAAGGCTACTAGCTCCTATTACTGTATTAGATACTTTAAAAGCACTAGCATCATTTACTATAAGTTTTACATCATAAGTTCTTGCAGTCATTACGTAAAGGTCTCTTTTAATTTAAAGCTAACAGAATAGTAACTGTTTAGTAGATTTGCGCCTGTTGATAGTACTTGGTTTATGCTTAATGCTCCATCAAATCTAACGGTAATATTACCCTGCTCGTTAATATGGGCTAAGTCTAGCGTAAAAGATTCATACTCCCCAGAACGCGCAAAATAAAAGTTTTCAATAGCAGATTTTTCTAATCCACTAATCTTAGTGTACGATAGATTATAGTCTCTAATAGGACGTCTAGTTCTTAATCTACGCTTTTCATAACCAGCTTCACTAACAAAAATCACTGTTGAGTGCTGTCTATTTTCAGTATAACCTCTATCAGGCTTTCGGTCAATCATAGAAGAAAAACCAGCAGTGTCAAATTGCCCTGTCGCATCATCTGGATATGTAACCATTCTTATTTACCTCTTAATGTTCTACGTAGTGTTCCATTATTTCTAATGTCACGAGCTACTACGTCAATAATATATTTTTCACCGTCGAAACGTGGCTCAGCACTTTCAACTTCTTTAGGAGATCCTTGATTAACGAAGTTAATTGTAGGAGCTCCACCACCAACTCGTCCAGTAGCATTCATATTTTGTAGAGCAGGAGCACCTATAGCACGAGCCATCTGTTTTCTAATTACAAATTCTCCAGGTTCTAGCATAGTAGGAACTCGGTCACGCATAACAGCTGGGGTCATACCCCCTTGTGCCATATGAATCATACCACCTTGCGCTGCACCACTGCCAAACATACCAAAGATGCCTTTAAATATACTGCTAAAGAAACCTCCGCCACCTTCGCCACCGCTAAACATACTTCCAAGGTTTTTAAAGATACTTGAGAATAGCCCGTCGCTTCCAAAGATTTTATCAAATATACCAGTAACTTGGGTTGTAACTTTATTAACTACAGAATCTTCACCTGTCTCAGGAGCACCCCCTAAACTATCTGAGAAAAGCCCTTCAGGGCCTCCTATAATACTAACTAGTAATGCTCCACTAGAATTATAGGTCATACCATCAACACCTTTTTTAGCGTTAGTAACACCAAACATGCTAAATACAGAATCTGTTAGAAATCCTGAAAGAGGATCGGCTACAGTTTGTTTAAAGAAGTCTTGTTGCATAGACTTAAACATACCCCCCATTATCTCTCCGAAATCACCTTCTCCATAAAAGATTAGATCATTTAAACTCATAAGTGCAGATTCTACATGACCTTTCATAGCGTCAAATAACTCTTTAATACGTTCTTTCAGCTTATCTGTTTCAGCTTTACCACCAGCGTCACTAGCTCTAGTTTGAGCATTTTGTGCTTCTATCTGCCTATCGAGAGCTAAATTACTTAATCTATTTTCTAGATTTATTTTTGATGCATCTATCTCTAGCTGATTTAATGTTAGCTGTTCACTAACTCTCGCTGTCTCAGCCTTTATCTGCGCCTCTGAGCGTTCGTCTATTTTATTCATAGCCTCAAGCCCTGCCAAACCTACACTAGAAGCTAGGTCAGAAAAAGCAGTCTCTATAGGGTCTATTGCTACACGTTCTGTTGTACCAGCAACTACAGGACTAGCATAAGGGTTTCGTTCAAACCCAGCTATAATAGCTTGGTTTAAAGTGCTTGCTGCACTACTAAATGTTTGCGCAAACGAGGTATTCATAGATACGCTAGCATCTAGCATACCATTTACTAGAGACTGATTTATTTGACCTTGAGAGGTTATATACTCTGAGTATAGATTACTTAAGTTAGTTATATTTTCAATATCAGAAGCAATCTTAATTTTAAGTTGTAGTGCATCGGCTTCAATTTTAGCGTTATTAATACGCATATCTTCAACAAGAAGTTGATTTCTTGCCTCAATAGCCCTAACCTCGTTTTCAAACTCTAGATAAGCTATAGTTACGCGTTTATCTAATAGCTGTTGTTGGAGCGCCGTTTCTTGTTTAGCCGCTTCAATCGCAGTTATATTCTCTGCACCCTCTGTAGCTTGTACTAAATCTATTTGAAGCTTAATATTATCTAATTCAAATTCTTGAACAGCTAGTTGTATATCTCTAGTTATTTGAGAGCTATCTAATTCAAATTTAATAGTAGCAATAGCACTTTTTGTTTCAATAGCTGCTATTTCTAGGTCTATATCTTTTATTGTAGTAGCATATTCTCTTAACAATTTATCAGCTTCTTTTATAGCTTCAGATGCTAATTGACCCATAAACTTATCTATAGATTCCCCTGCTTGATCAGCAGCAGTTTTAAGTTGTTGCATTGATTCAGTAACAGCTAAAGATTGTATATCTGCAAACTGTTCAGCACTCATACCAGCTTCTAATAGCTGCTGCTTATAATCACCTATTTCTGCTGACGTAGCACCTAGTACACTAGCTACTAAGTCGTTACTTAGACTACCATCACCAAACCTATTTAACATTCCTGCCATTTCATCAAACTGATGAGTAGCCTGTTCCCCTGCGCTAACTATATTATTAAGATAGTCGATTTGCGCTAGTAATTCATTATCTACTCCTACAGTAGAAATCTGTAGTTCTAAATCGAAGTCTGTTACTCCTTTAGGAGTTATACTAGTTACAAAATCAGCTATATCTTTTCTGTTTGAATAAGCTTCAAGCTGGTCAGTTAGTACATCTACTAATCTTACCTGCGCTGTTAAGCTACTAGTAGCTTCGCCCAAGGCGTTGCGTAGACTTTGAATCCTATTTTCTATAGAGTTTACTACTCCATCTGGTAACTCTGTAGTATTCATATTAGTAAGTATACCAAGCTCGGTAACTAGTTCAGCGTAGGAGCCCTTCATAGTATCTATACTAGAAGAAGCGTTACCTATATTTTGAGACAATTGCTCAACTGTTATAGCATTATTACTTATACCCTCATCTGATGCTCGTAATACTTCAGCAGTTCTTAGTAAGCCACCATTAAGAGAGTTAGAATCTCTACTAAGTACGTTTATAATATCTACATAATCTTTAGTACTTGTATAAGCCTTAATAGCTTCTTCTCCTACATCTAAAAACGCAGCATTCAAATGAGGAGACAAATCTAGATTTGCTAAAATATCTCTAAAAGATTTAGCACTAGTTTCCAACTCTACCATTATACTTTTTACAGCATTTGAGCCTTCTAAGTCTACGGTAAGTTTATTTAAGCTACGTAAATTAGGATCTATGCTAGCAGCGTCAAGTACCTCAGTGAGGTTTATAGGATTAACGTTCATAACTGAAAAATCAATACCAGCTATAGTTGTTGCTATTTTTCTAGCTTCGTCAAGCTGGTTTATAAACGTAAAGTTTTTAGTTATATTATCTGCTGTTTGTCCTGTAGCTTGCATAACATCGTATATAGAATCAGAATACTCTAACCACTTAGATGATTCAATAGCTAAACCAGTAATAGTATCTAACATTAAACGTACTTGAGGATCTATTTTAGCTAACTCCTCGTACTGTTCTCTATAGGATGTGATCAGTTTTGCAGCTGTATCTTTGGCAAAACCGTCTAGCTCATCTAATGCACCCCCTAATTGATCATTTAAAGCAGACATGTCTGATTCACTTAAATCTATTGATATAGCAGATCTTATATTATAAGTAGCTCCTAAGCCAGCCCCAACAAGAGCTCCTGCTATAGCACCTGGAAGAGCTAACGTAAGAGCTCCTGCCGCAGCGCCTGCTAGTGCACCAGCATAAATTTTACCCATATCACTACCAGCCGTTTGCAGCATAGTATTACCACGGTTATTCGTAATAGATACAACAGCTTCATTAACTTCATTAGCTAATTGTTCTTTGGTTTTTTCTATCTCTATATCTATAAGCATAAACTTAGATTCAAACTTAAAACTATCAAGCTCTCTAAGCTCTTTATTAGTGCTTTCTATTTCAGAAATAGCTCTTGATGAAACTCCTTGTAGGACAGATATGTCTCTTCCCTTATCTGCATCGTTAAATAAGTTTTTAAGGGCTTTTCCCCCTTTTTTAAGTGTAGCTTCGTATTCCTCAGATTTACCAATTAGGTTAAAGAAAGTACTACCTAGAATACCACCAATAGCAACAGCACTAAGAGCTACAGCCCCAAAAGAAACTATCCCTAAAGCCATACTACCAATCCCAGCTAAAGCTTTACCTATGTTTAATACTCCAGCGGCTGCAAACTTAGCTAGACCAACTGTAGCGCCTTTTGAAGCGGTATTAACAGCGTTAAGCTGAGTTTTAGTCTGTGCTAGTAAACCGTTTTGAGTCTCAATAGACTTATTTATACTATTTCTTTGTTCTAAGTTGGCATCCATAGCTTTAGAAGATAATTTACTAGATTTTGTTTGTGCTTCTAGAGCAGCAACATTAGCTTTCATTTTAGTAATATTAGTATCAAGATTGGTAGCTCTTATTCCTAAAAGTCTTCCACTCTCTTTTAGTTCTATATTAGAAAGGTTTCTTTGACGAGATACGTCAACTAAGCCTTTTAGCTCAGGCCCAATACCTGATAGTCCAGAAGCGCTTTTATTAATTCCTGATACCGCTTTATTAGCTTCAGCAACTCGTGCTACAGCACCTTTGTTAAGACCTAAAATAGCGTTATTTACGCTGGCAGCTTTTTTCTCAGCAGCAGCTTGGAAGTTATCTAATTGACCTTTTAGTACAGATATACCTTTTCCTAAAACTAAAGAACCGAGTAGTGCTACAGTACCTAGAGTAGCAGAAAGGTTATTAGTTAGAAAACTAGCTAAAGGAGCTAAACCATCAGCAATAAGCATACCCATATTAGTAGTTAAATTTAGAATTGTCTTACTAAATGCTTCAATTTTCTGTGAACTAGTAGGTATCGTAGTATTGATAGATGAGAACTTCTTCTCACCTTCTGTAATAACAGCGTTAACAAAACCTTGACGTCTTTCATATTCTGTTAGTTCTCCAACAGTTTTTCCAATAGCAGCAGCATAAGCGCGCGTAGCTGGATCAATCTTAGTATATATACCTAATTCGTCTAGTAGTTCTGCTTCCATTTTAGCAGAACCACGAACAACACGTGTCATCGCGTCACTTAAATCTCTACCAAGTGCACGAGAAGCTTTAATAGCTACCCCAGCTAAACCTTCGATTTGTTCAGCGCCGAAACCAGCACTTAGAGAAAGGTTAATTTGCTCCGCAGATTCAACAAAAGTTAGCTGTCCTTTAGTAATTTTATTAACACTAGCAAGCAAAGCATCTCCAGCAACTGCGGAGTTTGCCGCAATAGCTGTTAATCCTTCAAGAGTTTGAGAAGCTCTAGCACTTCGTGCTAAAGCGTCATACGCAGCAGATACCGCAAAGATGGTAGCAGCAGCACCCGCATAAGCACCAACTAAACCACCTAAACCATCAGACTGCGCAGCAAACTGCCTACCACTAGCTGCACTAGCCTGGCCTAAACGAGTCTGAGCACGCCCCACACGTTGTGTTGCCTGCTCAGTACGTTTTGCACCTTCTGTAGTAAACTTAGTCTTAATTAGGTTAGTAATTACTCCGGCCATTTATCTCGCCTTCTTACTCTTATTAAGAGATTCTTGTTCTTTTGATTTCTGCTTGTAATACTTAGATAATTCATTTTCAGCTACTTTTAGTAATTCAAAAACAGCTTTTTTATCATCCATTTCGTAAATATCCATTATAGCAGCTAATCCACTATAATCCTTGCCAAACCAAGTACCACTCATACCGTCCCACATATCAGGTAGATAGTTGAGAAGAATTAGTGCGTACTGAATGTCTAAACTGAGTTCAGAAGGGTCTGTAGGTATTTCTTTTTCGTCTACTTCCCAACCCATCTGTTCACACATTTGTAGATATTGATCTGAGTTAATACCTCCACCGTGCAGAGAACGCTGGAGGTATTCTGTTAGTTTTTTACGTCTTCCTCAGCTTTTTTGTTGGTAAAAAGTTGAAAGTCGTTTAGAGTCTCAGTAACAAACTCATCAAACTCTGTAGAGTTTTTAAGTAGTTCAACAGCTTCGTCACTATCATATACAACCTCAGTGTTACCATTCATCCCTGTAACATCCATAGGTAGTAAGTCTGGTAGATTTTTAATTTTAAGTCCACGCCAGCCAAGAATAGTAGCTTCTGCATAGTTAGCAATAAATCTATTATTATCTACAACTTCTTCTTTAGCACGTGTCTTTTTATTAAGTTTTAAAACAGTACTTTTGTTACGGATTTTTAGCAGATCTTCTCTCGATAGAAATTTGAAATGAACTTCAAAACCATCAATTTCTGGATATTCAACCCAGTTGGTAGTCTCTTTACTCATTGCGTTTTTAATAATACTCATTTGTTAGTCCTTATATAAAAATAAACGCCCATCAACATATCTGCTTATCTTAGGTGAGGGATACCTAGAATCGCAAGTTGATGGACGTTCTCTGGTTAATTTTGTTCTCCCTCAAGAACAAATTATTTAGCGGCTATAATAGTAACTTCGCCGCCGGTTCCGCGTGTTGCATCAGGCTCTTGTCCTACAAAATTAACACTAAGGGATAGAACATCCTCAATTGCGATTGTAGGGAATTCGAACTGTGCTGCATCCATCTGAAATGCTACATATGGTGCAGTAGTTCCACCAATAATTAAGTTAGCTTTAGATGTTTGAGAAGATGATGTTTTTCCTTCTTCGGAAATGTGACGAAGGAATGCAGCACTTTCAGTATCACCAGCTCTAAGATACATAGTTGAGGAACCTGTTACAGCACGTGTTCCAAGGAACTGAGCTACAGGCTCATTAAGGCTAGAAAGTTCTTCTGGAGTTAGGTAAGTAATGTTATTGTTATAGCTAAAGCTAAGAGCAGTAACAGGAAATACATAAGTAAGTACAGAAGCACCAGCAGGTGTGTGTTTAAATTCGATGGAACTTAAACGGTTCTTAATGAAGGAGTTAGTAGATACAGCACCAGCTACGTTCATTTTGTTATATGGGTGGTAGCTAGATGCGGCAGATAAGGTTGCAGCATTAGCGTTAGCCGACGCAGCAGAACCATCATTTAGAAGACCTCCAAAAACAGATACCGCGTTGTTACGAGGTAAGCCAGTAAGTTCTTTTATAGTAGACCCAAAACCTGTCCAACTAACTGTTGCAATTTCTTCTATACCCGCATCTACAGTAGATTCATTTACAGCTGCGTTGCTAACTTGATAAAACATGTTATCTAGTTTAAAGTACAAGTGGTTTTCAACAGCTTCTGCATAGTTAGAACGTGTAGAGTGACTTCCTACCCCTGCTGCAACATTAAGACTTTTTAACTTACCAGCTGCCCATACAGACTGCTCACCAGTAGCACCTACTGAAGGAGTAGTATTAGACATTAGTGCCTGCCACATAAACCAATCAGCTGTAGGCTTAGCATTACCACTCGCGTTAGTAGCAGCAGTAGTAGAGGCTGCTGCCGAACCTGTGACAGCGCCTGTAGGTCGTAAGTACACCTGGAAATTCCAGTCAACAGGGTTTATTGCTGTGTTAAATCTTTGTTGGGATCTATCAGGATTAAATCCTGATTCCATACTTGTAATATCTTGAGTAGCAGCAGAAGCAGATGCTGCAAAACCTGCTAAAACTTCTAATTTCCACGTGTTAGAGGGGGTCATTGACGCAACTGTTGCTCCGTTGATAAGATCAACAGTTGAGTAAAATACCTCGGAATTTCTTTGTAGGTTAAGAGATGCCATTATTTAATTCTCCTTAATTTTCTAATCTATAAGTTATAGATAATTCAACTTCTGCCATACCGTAAGGAGCACCAACCCCATCATCAATAGTTATATTTTCTATAGTTATATCCAATATACCTTTGTCAGGGTTGTCTCCAATTGAGTATATAAGTTTCTCAATATCGTCGATCAATTCGTTTGACTGATCTTGTGAATTATCTTCTCCATATACATATATTCTTATAGTAACGCTTAAATTTGCTTCCGTCAAATTTTCTGTGTGAAAATTTCTAATTTCGGTACCAGCAGATACGTATATAGCTGGAAAGTCATTAATTTGGTCAATAAACTTTAGCCGTCTATATACATTATTAAATAAGTTAGTAGTAAATACTATTCCATTAATATAGTCTGCCCCATTAATAAGTTTGAGCTGAGTTACAAGATAATCACAAATTTCTGTTCTTCTATTAAATATCATTAATTAAGCCTTTACAATATTAAATGCTTTAGCATAAAGTCTCATAGCTACTTCGCTAATAGCTGTTTCTATTTGTTGATCAGGGTTATACCCATAAGAAGCCAAATGACTATACATAGGCATATAATAATAAGCTATAGTTCTAGCTCTATAATTAGGAAACACCCTAATAGAAGTTCTAAATCTACCACTTCTCTCTTTTAAGTTAGGAGCTTCTGGTGGTCCTACTTTTTCCATAGTACGTCCTAGCCTAGTTTGAACTAAAGCAGTCCATTGAAGGCTTGAGATAAAGCGTTGATTTCTACCGCTTTTTTTAATATTCTTTTTTCTAGTTGCAGTTATCTTAATAGAACCTGTAGATACTAGTACAGATCCTTTTATATATTTAGTAGTAAAGTTAAAGTCTTGAGACTCTAAGTAACGTACCACCTCTGGGCTAAGACCTGCAAACATTTGCCCAAGCTCTTTACCAACTCTATCTACAGCTCTATGTAAAACAATATCTGTCTGTTTATTAGCTTTATTAAGGGCAGCTCTAACTAACGCTTCTGGAAACTTAATATTAAACTTAATAGAGCCATCTTCTTGTAGCTTAATATCTATTTTAGCTTTCGGATTTCTCATTATAGAGGACCAAGACCATCCAATAGCTTTAACAATATGTTGGTCTCCAGACTTAATAGTAACACGAATATCCGAAGACTTAATAGCAAAGTTTTTTCTTATTGCTATAGCTGCTTTAGACTGGCCGCTTAGTATCTTTTTAAGATTTTTTTGATTACCTTTAGCATTTACTAACTCTTGTATAAAGGCAGGACGTATATCAACATCTTCCATCCCAAAAATATTAGATAAGTTATCCATAGAGTTAGATAGTTTTATATCATCATCTAGTATAGTTTGTAAACCAGTACCCGGTTTAGGGGTATTAACACTAGTAATAAACGTTTTTTTACCCGGCCTAAGAGTAATACCATCCCCTCCTGCTACAGAGATAGGTCTTGCTCTAGATACGTTTCCCGAGCTATTAGATTGCGTAGTAATTGACTTAGTTTCTGATATTTCATAAGCATCATCAGTAACACGAACGTTATCAGGTATAACACCTAAGCCTCCTCGACCGGGTATTACCTTAGCTCCCATAGACTGAGCAATAGCTATCTCATATATATCGCCAGTTTTACCGTATAACGCTTTTA